GCATTATGAAGCCGATAAACCTCATCGGAAGTAAACTTCAAAGACAAAACCTCCAAGAAATCAAATTTTTGGGGTAGATTAATTACAAGATTTGCACTATTACTGGTAAGGTCTGCTTTGACCCGTATAGATTTTTCCATCAATCAAATATATGAATATGTTGTTTTTTTTAGAAAACAAAATTGATTTTTATGTCAACATTCGGGTTTTTAATTTCGTAGATTTCATCATAAGCAACAAAAATTGTTTGATGTGCGCTGGTATCAATTTGTTTTGTCGAAGCATCAATAAAAGGCATGGTTGTTTGATTGACTGAATAATTTCCACCGACCTTGTTGAATATCTTTATTTGGGTTACGTTTAATACGTTACCGATATTATTTAATGACTCAATCAAGCTGGCCATGTAGATGTTGTTTCCAAAATACATTTGCTCATTGAAGAAGTCTGTTATTTGTTGGACGGCGGATTTAAGAATTTCAACCCTGTCAGAAAGTTTGTTAATATAGAGGGTAGCTTCAACTCCCACGTTAATAATTTTTCCATCACGAACCAATATGTAATCATTGATACTTTTAAATTTTGAAAGATATTCTGCTATGTTTGTTTTTAATGTACTGGTAGAGTTGTTTGTCAGTTTTGAGTTTTGGTCAACACCACAAATAACTATTTCGATTTTATTATCATTCTTTGCAACAGATGTGCGATAGGGAGAACCGTAGTTACCAGCCATCAGGCTAACCCTACTGTAATAATCCTGAAGAGTTATACATCTGTTTTGAGAAGCGAAATTATATTTGACAAGGTTTCTAAGTTCTGGTATCGAAAGTTCGTCTCTGCCACCGAGTGCTGGTAGTGGGTTATTTACTCTCAAAGAACCTTTTACTTGATTATTCTTGGTAGCGTTGGTTCCCATGACGATAATATTGACCGTATTAACACTTGTCAATATGTTTGCACCAGCGTTCGTTCTAAGCCCGCCACCTGTTCGATACTTGATAAAAAGTGTAGTGTTCGACCTCGGAATTTGACCTAAACTAAGATTGTTGATTTTATTGTCTAACTGTTCAAATAGCAAATCTGTGTCTGAAACATAATCACTAAAAAAAGATGTGTCCTCGACACCGTTTCCAAAACGGACAATACAAAAACCTTTGTCTGTGTATTCAGTCATAAACTTTTTGTAGACCTTCTCCCATTTGCCGACCATAATGGAATCATTATCTGTCATCATTTGAGGTTTAGCCATAAAGACTTCCTTTTCTGCAAGGGAATCTACTTCATACCAAAGATTGGCTGGGTCAGTCCATTCAAGGATGGTAGGGAACTGATTGTAGTTCGTGCCATCCAAACTGATAATACTGTCAACACTTAATACGTCGTTGTCGGGTAAAACAATTTCCAAAAATGGTTTTACCTCTTCTGGTGTAACAACCTTTTTAAAATATTTTGTAACACCATTGACTACCAATTCCCTTTTCGTGATAGTATATGATAAAATAGTGCCAGTGTTATCAATATTCGGAATAATTGTTCTGTTTGGAACGCCACTTTGTGAATAAGCAGAAGAAAAGTCTATATCATTCAATGATTCAAAAAGCAATCCACCCCCAGCAATTTGTGCGCCCCTTACAATCAAAGGACAATATGAAATATCAAAACTATCACCAAGCACTGGGACATCCACAGAAAAATCACATATTGTGATGGACGGCGATTTTGAGGGGATTTTTAAACCATAAGTCCTTGCGATTGCATATAATGACCTTCGTTCTTGTGCATAATCAATTTGTGTTTCTTGAAAAACCCTGTCAGTATTAAAAGACAACATATCTCCAACCGCAGCGTTCAACTCCAAAAGCATCATACCAATGCTTGCATCATTAAAGTCGACATAGTAATCAGGGTAATTGGCTTTAACGAAGTTAATCAATTCACTACGAATTGAACGGAAGTCACGGCTATAATAATTTATCTTTTTTTCCATTTCAGAATTTAATCTATAAATATTTTATATAAAAATCGGATTTTATTTTGTTTTTTAATCTCCGCAACATTACCTTTGCAGCTAAAATTTTAAAACTATGAGTAATTTTCGTTACGAAGACTTTTTAATGGCTGGAAAAGAAGCCGAACAAAAAATTATCAACACGTTTGGAAGATTCATCGCTGGAACCAGAGACGAAGATTTTAGAGGGATTGATTTGAAACTCACATTTAATTTTGACGTAAAAAAAGCAAAAAAAATTAGGCGCGGCGATGGTATGCCAAATTATTTTAAGACATGGATAGAGTACAGGAATGTTAATGGTGGTTTAGGGTCTATATGTAAAGAAGATATAGATTTCTTCTTGATGGAGGGGTTAGCAGATTGGTTGGTGAAAAGCAGAGTTGATACACAGAATTTATACAAAATCAATGAAGTAGATTCGTTTGGAAATCCAAAACCGATTCTTTTTCTGGAAGATGCAACAAAAGTAGAGTTATATCAACCATATCAAAGGAAAGGCAGAAAAGATGTTATTATGCTGGTAGAGCTGAATAACCCGAATTGGCCCACAAAAATGTCTATTCCCAAACGGCTTTTTAACCAGTAAGGACATTTTTATTTAACAGCCTTTGTAAATCAAAATTCAAAAGTTTTAACATTTGGTCATCTGGAACTGCCCTCATGCCAGGGTAAGGATGGACGTGACTTGAAACAACTTGACGTAAAACATCAAGAAATTCAATTAATCTGTCTCCATAAGGGACAGGATGTGCTTTATCAGCAAGATTCAAGAAATCGGCATCATCAACCAAATCAGGTTGTTTTTTAACATTAAACTCTTTATTTAAATGGCTTACCAAAAATATTTTATCTGCTGCCATTAAAGAGGTAGAAAAATTCAAAGTTTTTTGAGTCAACTCCGTCACCTCTGTACTCACATTGGTTGTCTCATTTGAATAAATCTTTGGCAGGCCATTTAAAGAAGAATCAGTGTACACCAATTCCCAATAAACATAGACATTTTGAAGACCAAGCAATTCAGATTTTAACTGCGCAGTCAATTCACTTTTCGTAGGTTTATTGTAGATTTGAGTGGAAATAATTTTATTTTTCTCCTTATCTTTTATTTGTATTGTAGCCTTGGTATCTGCCAAAAAAGAGACAATAAACTGTGTCTTTGGGGCGATAAAAACAGGGGCCAACTTTGTTTTTACAGTTGCCTTTTTTTCAGACTCTACTGGAAACTTTAAAGTAATATAAGCTGGGTTGACCTTGTTAAAGGTTAACGGTTTATCATTTTCATGTGATCCTACCCTAAAAAGCAATTGGTTGGCTTTCAAAAATATACTGCTATTATTCCTGCTATTAATAGAAATATCTTCTTTGGAGGCGTACACGCCTTTAGATGCAGGTATGACAGAAGTTTTTTTCGGAGCCTTTATTGCCCCGTCAGGATAATGTGAATTGCTTTCAAGAGCAAACGGTTGATAATCGACATTGTATATATTAGAATGAACAACACTTACCCAATACCTCAAATCTTTGGTATTTGAATCAAGGCTGGTATATATGTTCCTGAACATCACCGTGACCCTTTCTCCAACCTTCGGCAAAGCCCTAAAAAAAGAGAAACTAAAAAGCGGTACGCAAACAGGTAAATCATCATTCGACACTGTTTTATCCAATTCAGGAATCCTGACCTTGATAACCCCATTTTCTTCGCCGTCCAACACACTAACAACCTCACCCTCCCAAATGACTTTGGAATAAGGTTTTTCAAATTTACTACTGCCATATTCAGTTCCGATTAATCTCATGTTAATTTATTGAATAATGCCTTTTCCCGTTGCGTAATTAGATGTAACACCTTGACCCACAACAGGCAAAACACCACCAGCAAGGCCTGTTACTGTTACAGGAACACCTGGGGGTATAACCACAGTCACTTTTGCGTTTTGTATTATATGTTCGACGACTGTCTCTACAATAGTATATATCATTTTTTCCATTATAGATTCCGTGCCATCAGGTAATGGTCCGATTGGAACACCAACTTTTTGACTTTTAATTATTATCTCCTTGGTAATATCTCTTGCAGATAACCCTTTTTTATTTTCACTGCCAATCAATATAAGGGGAGAAGGGATATTGGGCGGACGACTGCTGCCACCATCCAAAATCGAGTTTAGGAAACTTATGAGGGTTTCTATGTTCGTTAAATCTTCGTTCATCTGATAAATCCAGCCAAGGAGGTTATTTGTAAAACATAGAACTTTAATTGTTCCTGTTGCTTTTTTATATTACTTTCTGCAATCAATTTTGTCAACTCCCTTGTGATAATCGTGACCAAATATCTGACAACTGCACCCAGAATATGGTTTTTTACTATATCGAATATAAAGTTCTTATGTTCTTTGAAAAACCCGACAAAGCTGACATCCACATCAACTTTCTTAACCATTTTCCTAAACAACTTTATAAACAAGATTTGTTTGGGTGAAAATAATTTTAAAGTTATTGACTTGGTTATATTCCTGAAAAACTCCAAGAATATATTATTTTGATAAGAGCCTTTGTCGGACGGCGAAACTGTTGGGGAGGTCTGGTTTATCAGGTAATCGAAATTGACATTATAAATATCTTCGTTATACTGACTGACATTTACGAGGTCGTCAACAAAACCTTGCAAGAGGTTATAATCGTATTTTACATAACTTAATTCACAGTCAACATATTCAAAATAACCTTCTTTCTTTTGTTTGATTCTTCTTTCAATTTCTTCATCGTCGAAGCTATAAAAAGAATCATCTACCGTAACATCATCAAATATTTTATCAAGAAGGATGTTAAACTGCTCTCTATTTTTCAATCCCCTTTTTGAAATCGCATTTGAAGCTAAAGAACTTAGCGTACCAAAAATACCATCGACAAAATCAGAGATAATTGTAACATCATTGAAAAATTGAACTTTGCTGAAATAAGCATTGACAAAATCATAAACAGTTTTTCCCTGAAAACTTGGGTCCAGTTTTATGTAGAAATTTTGATTGGAATAACTAACCAAAAGAATATCGTTCCAATTATACTCAACACCTGGATTATTGATTGCCTGATAAAGCAATTTATTCAGGTTGTTTTCATAGTCTTCATAATAAAACTTTCCGAGTTCACTATCGGGGTCAATCTTCAAGACTTCAAAAAAATCAATTTCTTTGACACTAAAACTAACTCCTGTAAAAAACTCATCAGATATTTCAACGTCAACAGAACAGAATATATAATCGACAATATTCTGTTTGAAATATGAAATCAAATCCGCAGATAAAGACTTTAATTCGGTTAAAAGAAAAAGTTTAAATTCATCTTTAACCTTTTGCCCCCCAAAGAAAATCCTGAATAAATCCAGAGTAAACTCTAAACTATTCCTCGGTTTAGAAATTGAGGGGAGAGAATTAGTAAACGAGATATTGGTGAAAGCCTCGTTTGTAATCTTCAACCCCTCAATTTTACCCAATAAAATTTGTTTGGGGTCAATCGGCATTTAAAAGTAGATTGTTTTTCAGTGCTTGTCCTCTCAAGAACTCCAAATCTTTTTCTGTCAAAATTACATCATCCGATGTTTCATTTTCCGAAACATCCTCCACAGCAGTTCTTTGTGACATTATGGTCGTACCATAGAACTTTACCAGTTCGATTTTGAGTTTGTTATTGGTGTTGATAATGTCAAGTGCTTTATTGTTAAGAGCGTCCAAAATCTCTGTTTCCTTCAATGTCCTGACAGTATCTTCTTCCCCTTCGACTTGTCGTCTTTCGGTTATTTCATCTTCTCTTTTACGGATAAATGAAAGTGCCCTTTTTTCCTGACGTTCAAGGTCAATAAAAGTTGTCTGAATTTTTTCTAAAACGCCGTCCAACGACGCAGGTATTTTGGATTTCATTTTCTTGTTTTTTATTTATAAATATTCAAAAGTCATCTTCAAGGTCACTCAAATAATTTTGTTTCCTTGCGACATAAAATTCTTTGTAGAATTTCAGACTCTGGCCTATTTGTGTCGTATTTAAAAGCGTCATGTTTCTGATACATTCAAGGACGAAGTTCTTGTTATACTTTTTAGTGTCGTCAACGTAAATTCGTTCCCAATTCTGGGTTATTTCCAATATCGCTACGCCGACCTTAACATCTGAATCCTTTAGACCGTATTTTAAAATATTATCTTCCAATAAAAGGTCTTGTATTTCATCCACGATTATTTTAAAAAATTCATGTAGGAGATTATCTTCAGAATATTCTTTCTCTTCTATATCATCCCCTTGAGTAATGCTTTTGTAAACGTCTTCGTATAAGACTACTTTCTTTTTATCTTTCGTCTCTTTTTTCCTGTTATTTTGTAATCTCCGTTTTATAATCGTACCAAAGTAAGAAAATGATTTTTTTCCTCTACTTGGGTCGAACATCGAGATTTTCATGTGCAAAAAAGATAAAGTATCGTCAAACAATTCTTTATAAGACATTTTCGCGCTATATAATTTATACCTGTTGATGATAGATTCAGTCATCTTCTCTAAAGGAAATTTCAGGTATTGATTATATATCTCGTTCCTTTCTGCTTCAGTGGCCGCTGTCAAATATCTAACAACTGCTTCCTCTTGCTCATTTGAAAAATATTCAGATGTTTTTACATTTTCATCTTGTTTCTCATTTTTTGATTTTCTACCTCTTTTTGCCATAGATTAAAAGTTAAATGAAGAGCAGGTTTTTTTAACCTTGGGCCTGCTCTTCATAAAGTAATTTACGGTCTTCCGTAAAATAATATTCTTTCTTGGCAACATCCTGATAAAAGCGTTGTTCAAGAACTGGAAGAGCGGAATTAATGCTCGAAATGGAACCTTCCCTATTTACAGTATGGCGAATAATGAAATGTGGAATTACCATAATCTCTGCTTGTTGGTATAATAATCGGAGAAAAAATTCAAATTCAAAATATTTCTTGATACTGTGCTTAAAGCCGACATTTTTCACGAAAAGATCCGTATTGTAAACAGCGCCGACAAAAGAAGCTGTCATCAAATTTCTTAGGGATTCGAAATCGAAGTACCCTTGTTTTTCTGTGTAATTCAGATTCCAAACTGCCTCATTACACATACGGACAAAAGATTCACCGTCGAAATCAAGACTGATAGGTATGAATACTGAAACAGATGGATAAGAGATATTATACCTCTTCACTAGCTCTACATAATTCTCATTCAATACATCATCGTATTGTACAATGCTGAAAAGTTTTGTTTCGATGGAGTGGACGGCGAAATTAACAATCTCCGTATAATTTGGCAGAGGGATATTTCGGATTTCCTCTGGGAGGTCAACGAAAGAGATGTTCAAATCATAAATGTTCATATTATTGATTTGTCCCTTCAAATCCTCAAAGGTGGCAACAAGGATGTTAAAATCATTGTCTTTTTGTTTGGAAAGAGACTCAAACATATTTGTGATATACTTTCGGTCTATATCCAAAGCATGAATAGGTACTAATATAGTCAGAAATTCTGAATTTTTATTCTTCATCTTGATATTTTTTTATTGTGTTATCAATTTTTGAAATTTTACTTTCAAATATTCCACTGAAAGCATTTTTTGTTTGGGTGACAAAATTATCTTCAGTGTAGAGGGTCGGAGTGGCCTGCATACTGTCATAGAGATTTTGTGGCACATCACCCAAAAGCCAAGCCTCCATAAACTTCGCAATGTAATCTGGTAGACCCAAAACATTTGAAACATAGATTGCATTATCCGCAAGGTTGGCACCCTGTTCGGTGAAAACCTCTGCCCATTCTGGAATAAGGTCTGGTATCTTCATTATACAAGGGACACCAGAAGCCATTGATTCCAACGGGAATGTTCCGAATGTAGCAAAATCATCAATCCAAACAGAAAGACAAGTTTCTTTAAGTGCCTCTGCAAAGTCTTCTTTTTTCATACCTCCAAGTGTCCTGAATGTAATCCATGAATACATAGGATACTTTTGGTAGAACAATTTAACAGCTCTTTCAAGGTCATCTTGTGATCTTGAGATAATACTTATGATTGGTTTTTGGGGGAATGTGGACGGCGAAAAATAAGAGGGGATTGCTGGGTTTACCACAAAAATGTTTTTTACAGGTTGGTATTCCTGCAAGAAAACTTTCATTTTATTAGACGTAGTAATCACATTATCCACACCATAATAACTCCAGTTCTCCCCAGCATTCAAGTACTTGAAAATAAAAGAATGCGATTGACAAATAACGACCGTATCAGAAGGGAGCTTCGTTTCATGTAGTTTTTTGATTAGGTCAGAGAAAAGCTCTGGTACAAAGAAAGTATCAGCACCAGTGATTTTATACTCTGTGTTGTCATTCATCGCGGAAAGAGGTATATGTTTAAGAGACGAATATCTCTCACCCATCCAAGATTCAACCCCCACGAATTTGTCTTTTTCATGTACTATAATGACAGGATAACCTTCGTCCTGCATAAGCACCGCCATTTTATATATCTGTTCTACAGACGACATAGGCGCTCCAGCAGTATCGGAAACGAAAAAGAATAATCTACCTTTTTTGTTTTCGACCGCTGATTTAAGTTCTTCAAGTTTTTGTATTACTTCTTTATTGGTCATTTTTTAAATTTGTTTAAAACATCTTTTAAATTTTTACAAGCAATTCCTTGCTCCAAATGTCTGTTGGTGTCAGTTTCGATTTTGAAAAGTTTTCGCCTGTCCCTTTTATTCTCGATTAAATAATTTTCCGCTGTTATCACTATTTGGTAATCATTCCATATTTTGGCGTAAGAATCCACAAATTTGATTGAAGTTGGTTTACACTTCTCTCTGGATAAAAAGAATAAGGTTGCTGGTTTGCTGTTACTTTTTTCCATAGAGACAATATCAACGTCCATATTTTTAGATGTAAAAAATGCAATCAACTCATGTAAGTCGTCAAATACTGTTTTGTAGGTGGCATTTGTTTTGGCAAAAATTTCAAACGCCATTTGCTGATATAGAAAGCTGTTAAATTCTTCAGCGTTTTCAAACTCGAAATTTGTTGTCAAATAGCTTGGATCAACAATACCGTCCAAATTTAAGATTTTTCTTTCGATTTTAACTTTCTCAATTTCAATTACTTCCCCATCTTCATTCAACTCTCCGAATGTCAAATCTGGGTTTTCTTCCACTGAAAGCTCTTCTTCCAGATAGGTTTCATAGACTTCCTTAAATGTTTGATAATGCCTCCGAAGGACATCATTAATCGTTATACATACTTTCATGGCGTAATTAATATGAATTTTTTTAATGCGTTTCTGTATTTTTCAATCTTGGGGCCGAGGACGTTATTAAAATCAGCTTGCAGCCTTTCCAATTGTTTTGGGTCTTCATTTCTGGTGAGAGATTCATAATGATAACAAACCGCGTCCCCTTGATAGTAATTGATTTTATTTAAGACTGCAATGGATTCGATATTGAGTACGACATCTTCAAAGCATTCGGTTGTCTGCTCATTAAACCCTTTCAGTTTTTCAAATTCTGTTTTCTTCATCAAGAGGAATGCCCCTGTGCTACCAACAAAAGTTCCAGTGAGTTTACTTTTACCAGAGTAGTAACTTTTCAAACCAAAATGTGTGACACCGACAATACCAGCTTTTTTTCCGTAAATAACGATACCCGCGTGTTGGACCCTGTTATTAGGATACAAAAGTCTGCAACCAACGGTACCACAATGTTTTCTATTCTTTTGGTATGTCGATACCATCAAGTCCAAAGCATTGTTTATCAGTTCAATGTCGTTATTGCAGAACAACAAAAGTTCTTGGTCTGAAAAACAATCTTTTATAATATCGTTATTGTTCTTTGCGAAGTTATAATAAGGGAGTTTATATATCCTTAGTTTTACATTCTCTTTCGATACAGATGAGATGTATTCCCTTAACTCAATCAATGACTGTGAAGAGGAGCCTGTGTCACCTATAACAATATCAAGATTTAAAATCGGATTTGTTTTTTCTATAAGGGAAGAGACACATTTTTTTACATAGTCTATTTTGTCTTTAGTAAGAATAACAACACCTATGTTAGTTGGTTTGAGGTCGACTTTTGGTTGGACGGCGAAATAGGATAAATCAGGTGTACATGATGCTGGCAGATTTTCCCCATATTCCTGCAAGAAAATTGCTCTGTTGTTATGCCAAGATTGAGTGATTGGGCCGACACTTTTATGATGGACTTTAAAAGCAGTTGTTACGCCAACCTTTACACCATTTAAAAAGTTCTCAAGGCTAAAGCTCACATCGTAAAAGTGAAATCCTGTTATCTTCTCGTTGAAACGTGCCTTTATCCTGTCTTTTTTCAATGCGATAAAAACGCCGTCCACCACACAAACATTCATAACAAAATCATGGTCGTCGGAAAAGAAAGAATCATATTTGATAAGTTTCCCATTATCCATTTTTTCATGTGAAACAATTCCCGCAAGATCACCCCTGTTTTCCCACCAAACCCCACTGTTGTTCATACTAGCTGAACCAGCCGCACCAATGATACCGTAGTCAGTTGTTTCAAAAATGTTTATAAGTTTTTCATCCCAACCATAGGGGAGGACAATATCATCATGTGCAAGAACCAATATTTCGCCGTCCAAACACATATCCAAAGCCTTATTATAACTTTCAGTCAAAGAATATTGTCCGTCATTAATAAATTCATGTATTCTTACATCAGTTTTACAAGATTTTTTAACCTTATTTTGATATTCTGATGCAGTACTTCGTGTAGAATAAAAATAGAGCATATTTATATAGTGAAGATTTTTTTTTCACACAAATATAAAACATTTTTATCAATTATGAATTGGTTAACACTCGACGTTCTCCGTCAAATTCTTATGGTGGCAGGTGCCATCGCAGTTGGTATGGGTTGGAAAGATGAAGGTACCGTACAAACACTCATCGGTATTGTCATGTCTATTGCAGGTGCTGCTTGGCAAATATTCGACCACAGCAATGTCCAAAAAGAGGTTAAAACTCTCCGCACAGAAGTAAAATCCCTCAAGGGTTTGAAATAAGCGGGATGACCCCAAAAAAATATGGCCAACAGATTAAGTTCTGCTGGCCATTTTTATTTAGAAAAAGTTTTCAAAAGCGTCGAGTACAATGAGGTAAAAAATCAATAGAAAGACTGATTCTTTATTCGGCCCGACTTTCTTGATGTTATATAAACTGTTATCAATCAACGCTTTTATCCTGACTGTTTGACTTTTTGTAGAAAACAATTCAAACTCCCCAGAAATAAGGTCTGCGAAAAATTCTTTGAACGTATTTTCATATAATGTCAAAAGAAGTTCTTTGGGTGTTATTTTTCTTTCTTCTGCCACAAAGACTATCAAATGAAAAAGTAAAAGACCGAGAACATCTTTTTTCTCAACTTCAATATCTGTTTTTGTATATTCTGTAAAAATATTCAGTTTCTTGCCAGTGTAAAAAACAAGAAGGTTTTCGATTTTATTCAATCTATCATCTTGAGAAGCATACTCATACGCTACGCTATTGAAATATTCATAGATTTTATTGAATGTTTGTTCGATGTCGGGGTGGACGGCGAAATCAGGGGAGTTTGCTGCAAATTCATTCAGATTTTCAAAATACTCCTGCAAAAGAACAGGGTCTGAAATATTTGCGTTTTTCAAGATTTGATATTCGTAGTTCATAGTCTGCCTTCTTTTGCAATGAGATAATTTGAGAATGTTCTGACAATATAATAGACAATATAGTGCGGGTCATCAATCTGTCTATTTTCCTTAAACCAAACCCTCAAAGGTGCGTCCTTATAGAACATATACCAACTGGAAAACAAAACTGACCCAACATTGCTAAAAAGATAGGAGGAGAATACATCCACTGAATCGTTTTGGTCAAAGTCGACATTAATATTCTTGCTATTTTGACTTACCAGTTTGACAAGATAATCAACTGCTTCCTGTACATTCTTCGGGCAAACTTTTAAAAGAAGAAGGTCATCTTCTGTGGGTTCAAAGTCTTCTTGGGTATAAGAACCTTGAGGGTATTTTTCTTTTAGTTTCTTGGAAATCTCTGACATGATAGCGTAAGTTATTTCAGACATATCAGAAAGCCCAAGTTCTTTTTTGAGATTGTCGAAAAGTGGGTTCTTTTCATAATTCAATAGAAATTCATCTTGTATAAAAAGATTTGTTGCAGGGTATAAATAAGCAGTTATTACCTCTGGGGTAGTACTGGAGAATACTTCTTCAGCCCCTTCGTCAATAGAAAGCAAATCTTCTTCAACAAAAAAATCAACAACCTCTTTTAAGTTTTTTGGTAATTCACTGACGATAGCATCCAAAAAATCTTTTAAAATTTGTGCCTTTTCATACGACTTTGTATCTTCAGCAACTTCAATGAAATGATTGAAAAAATGAATCATGTTAAAGTTAGTATCAAACTGAAACATATTCTTTTCTTTTTTTACACTATACTTAACTGTTTCAACCACTTGATCCAAGTCGTAATTGTAAAGCAAACTGTCTGTTGTAAATTTAATCTTTTTCATTTTCAAACTCTCCTTTAATGATTTTTTCGTAGCCAATCGTGTAAGAATCTTTGTCTTTTAAAGATTTGATTTGTTTTTTTGACCGCTCCGAGTGAACAATAATTTTTTCTATAAGTTCTGTATCTGGTGCATAAAAGATACTGTCTTCTGTGTCATAGGTAGATACAATCCCGATTTTAGAGGAAGAAGGAATAAAATCCAAAAGATAATAATTCATAACGTCGTTGTTGATATGTTTGTCAATATAAACACAATCCAGTTTCAAATCACTACCTTCGGAATCTACAACCACTTGCTCCATTTCACTGTCTATAACAACCCCAACGTAATTATTATAAACATATAAAACATTTTTTTCATAATTGAAAAATGTTTCATAACCATAATTATCGAAAAGAAATTTAGTTATAGTGTCAGCTATAAAGATTTTATCTCGAATATCACCTGTGACAACGAATAACGAAAAACTTTCATCAAAGAAAAGTTTCTTTGCAAAGTAATGGCAAAGCTCTGTTGTGAGGCCAACTCCTTTGGGTTGGCCCACAATCAACAGCTTTTTATCAAATTCGTCTATGACTGCACCGACTTCTTGAACGTGAATCTTTTTCATACGCCAGTAGAACCAAAGCCTCCTCCACGATTGTTTTCTTCATCAAGACTGTTTACAAGAACAAATTGCGTAGATGGTAGCCTGTAAAACATAATTTGGCATACTCTGTCATTGACGTTGTAAATGTTACCGAAACCAAGTTTTGTAAATACTGCTTTCACTTCACCTCGATAACCAGAATCTATAACACCCACACAATTCGCCAAACTAAGTCCATACTTCATAATAGAACTCCTTGGGAAAATAAGTGCGCACCAACCTTGAGGGATTTCAAGTGCAAAACCAAGGTTGTAGGTAACATGGGTGTCTGTTTCTTCCATTTCAGCAGCATAACAATCGTAACAAGCGTCTGTTTCGTTTGCCTTCTGTGGAAGTTGTGTGTTTTCACGAACCTTCATTATCTTAATGTCGGTTGTGACTTCAGTTAGATTACATAAAATGTTGCTCATATTTTTACAGATTTAAGATTTTGAAGATGTTTGAAGAGTTCATATTGGCAACGAACATCGTCCTCACAATATGAAACTATTTCATTGATGTCGCAAGCAGCAGAGTAATAATATGATGCCATAGTGCTGCCATTTACAACATGGTCTTTAGATGTAGGGATGCCAATTGAAAGTGCAATGGTTTCGAGTGTCGCATCGCCAGTAGTGTTACCGACGCGCCACTCGGTTGCGGTGTCAATAATTTTCTTGTTCCAAGGCTGCTGGAATGCTTTGTGGAGGAAATCGGGTGTACTAAAGCCGTTGATATTGAGGCGTTTGACCATGTAAGGGATGTCGAAAAATCCAACATTATGACCAACAACCCAAATATCAGAATATCTGGCTGAAAGACGCTTGTAAGTCATTTGAACACCGAAAAGGAAGTCTGTCAAAAGTTTTTGCTCTTCTCCCACAAAAGAAATAGTATTCAATTCGCCATCTTTAATAGAAGCTATTGAAATACAAATGATTTTACCGTATTCAGGATAAAGGGAAGCAGACTCCAAGTACAAGTCTTTCGGCTTTGTTTCCATGTTTTTACTGTAGATTTCGTAAATAACATTGTCTGGAATAACATTTTTATTAGAGTTATCAAACTCTTTGAAAACAGCGTCAATTATTTTTGACTTGGAAGATTCAGAATATTTAATCCATTTTTCTACCTTTTCATCCCAACGGGTCTGCATTTCTTTACTCATACCCTCATAAGAGGAATATGCAGGGGCAGTTTCAATATCCAGGAAAATACACTGCTCCGCTTTAATCGGAACATTATTTTTCGGATCCCGAAAATAAGGTGAGGTTTCAAACTCGATTTGTTTTGTGTGTTTGTAAATCATAGTAACAAAAGTTTAAAAGTTTCCGCAAAGGTAAGAACCCTAACGGAAACTTTCAAACATTTTTCAGAAAATTATTGTAAAAGTTTTCTGTAAACTTCTGCGCGGATAATCGTACTATAATCCAAATTGAATTTGGCTGTAACATATTCATATAGGCTTTCACCCAAGTCCAAGCGCATTTGTGGGGAATCAATAAGTTGATTCACATATTTTACCCAAAGTTTATGTTCTTTTTTTGGTTCGACCACCAAACAATTTTTACCATGAACGCCGTCCAAATAAGGCGCAACACCGCTCACAATAATAGGCTTTTTCTTTGAACCAGCCTCAAGCATCTTCAAATTACTTTTACAAGTATTGAACTCGAAACTTTGAAGTGGTGCAAGACAAACATCAAGTGGGTCGTACAGGTGCATATATGTATGAATAGATTTTGTCCACACCCGTTGATATTCCATATCGTTTTGGAAAGGATAAGGAATCTTGTCTTCAAATTCATAAAGATACTCAATAAACTTCTTGTCCCTAAGATTATGATTATCTGTAAACTCCAATTCCATTTTAAGCCATGTAGAATTTGGACCAGTCTCTTTGGTTACGTTAAAACCACAGAGTTGCATTTGGACGGCTTTTTTGGAAACAGAGGTAAGGGTTCCACGAAGGAGTTTAATATCCTCAAGGTGTGACACACCCGCTACATATCCGACATTGACTTTTTCATGCTCATGTTTGATTATCTCAAACTGCTTTTCTTTTACATTAACGGAGTTGGGAACAACGTAAACATTTTGGTTGAGCTTCCTGATTTTATCTGCGAAGTAATCAGTCGTAGTAATTACCATATCAGCCTTCCTGACACCCTTAACTGTCTTCTCCTTTAACTTAATCTGTTTTGCCAAGTGAAAGTATGGATGGCTTGGATGGTAGTCCCAGAAGTCATCTATATCCAAAATAAGTTTTACACCGAGGGTTTTGAGAAATTCGGTTTGGACGGCGATTTGGTCTGCCTGTTCAAGTGAGGCGTGATAAAATAGTGCATCGAATGATTTTACCTTTGCAGTATTAAGAATATCAACATCATTTCCAAATTCGATATAATAATCTTTGGGAAAAAGATTCTGGAGATGAACGTGTGGATCAATAAGGCGATATTTGTTAATACCTGAATCAATGTCCCGTACAGGGATTACTAAAATTCTCATTATCTTTTATATTTTCAACAAATATAAAAAATAATTGATTAATTTGTTTTTACCAAACTCATATTCCCCTTGAATAAACTGTTACCTACCTTAAAATAAATCACCTGATTGTCCTTAGATTCTTTAAGGATTGTCTTGTCTTTAAGGAATGATGAAAGCTCTTCCCTAAATATCTGCCTTATCTGTGCTTCGGTTAAGGAACTTGTAGTATTACTGGAAATCGGTTCTTTTGAAATACTTGCAAACGGGTCTTGATTTTCACTTAAAAATGAATCGAAATAGTCGTTTGTTGCGCTGAAAGATTCTTTCGCTGCCCGAAAATCTTGTACTTCATTTTCACCTACTGTCACACCAATATCATCGAGGAAGGAAGATGAATCACTGGAAAAATCATTTAATAGCGCAGAAGCATCCATTACGAAGTCTTCTGTTTTTGATTTAGTTTTTGCCATAATTGTTATTTGTTTTTAATTTAGCTTCCAAGATAGGAAGAAATTCTTTTACCATCACATCAAGAATAAGTTTCCTGAAATAGTCATCCATAGGATGTGTGCTATCTGATTTAGGTTTTTTATTTTCTTTCACCAAATCAATCTGGGATTGGATATTAAGTAAATAATCCATTTCGACAGGCTGATCCGAAATTATTTCAGAGTCAATATCTTCTTCAATTCTTTCCAATTCCTCATATTCTTCATCGTCTAAATTTGTCAAATAGACTGGTGGTTCGAGTTCTATCTCATTTAATTTGGTTCGTGATTTTTTTGAATAATTGGTCTCCATATTTCCTATAATCGTTTCTTATCGTGAAAGGTTCATCCAAAACCTCCCAAGATACAATCTTGTTCACCAAAAATATCTTCCACCCTGGTTGGATGGTTTGGGTAACTCCACTGACCTGATAAGCCCTGATACCAGCATTATCGGCAATGGTTCTACCCAAAAGATAAGGTTCAATTATCCTTTCTCCTTTGGGTATATTGTCGTCTCCAAGATAGTTTATTTTGACAAGACTCTTTTGGCCTGTTTTTAATTGTTTCAGAATCTGGCTAAAGGTGATACCCTCATTCAGTATCGAAACAACTGTTTGTTCAAAATTTATCACAAATATAGGATTTTTTTTGTTTTTTGTTTACATGAAGCATTCGTATTTGTTGTTTGGGTTATACTCGTTGACACTGTAGATAGCATTACGGCCACTACCAATCAACGAAGGTACCCCATTAATATCAACAATACTTCCACCGTTGTTGGTATCAAAAGAACCACCAGTACCCTTGCCTTTGTAGTTAAGGGGGTCATCAATTCCGCCTTGTGCCTGTGTAGCGTTAGGGTGTGTAGAATTGTATTGAAGTCCTGATTGGTCAATATAGACATTTTGAGCAACCATTTGTTGCCTTGCCTGATTGGCAATTTCTTCGAGTTTAGTGCAAGATGCCATTTTCTGTTAATTTTTTAAATGTGTTTTCTGTTATCTTTACCCTTGTTGGGTTTTTGTTAGTGTCTTTTCCGTGTGCTTTCAAATATTGATTGCCCAATCCAGCAGCAGTCTTAAACGCTTTATCTTTTTCAACACGCTTTCTAAGCATATTCAATTGGCCGTCCACCCACCTATAAAATAAATCCCCCCCGTGCATAAGTTTTTCGCCGTCCAACATCGAAGGATAATTCTTTTTAAAGTTCTTCAGGTCATCGTATTCCAAATATCCACGCTCAATAAAGTTCTTCAATTGCTGTGAAAATTGCCCTTTGGAAACCTCCCGAAGACGTGGTAAAAGTGCCTTTGGGAATACAACTTTTACCCCTATTAGATTACTGTTAGCCATTTTATTTAAAAATCGTTACAAGTTATTGATTGTCAATGTGTTACAAAGGTTTTTTTGTATTCTGGAGGTGCTAAAAATATATATCTTTAAACTCCCGTAGATTACATTCTAAAAGCGTTCTTTACTCCTTTTAAATCTTATTCTTTATCTCTTCTTTCATAGCGTTGAAATTGGAGTTATCAGTCTTTGTAATGCCTGTGTCAAGGATGCTGTCCAATACAATAAATGCAGCTTCTGTTCTTTGATCTTCGTCTTGGATTGCAAGCAGTTTTTGAATTAAATCTTTCAAGGTTATCCTTATGCTATCCAAATTAAGCGGGTCTGAAAGTGCTTCTGAATTTGCAATTTCATCTTCATGTATAATCCAGCCGTTTGACGGGTATGGAAAGTAAGAGGATGCTCTGGCAGCTTGTGCAACGTGTGTATCTGTATCCAAAGTCTTTTCTCCATTCGCTCTCGACCTTGAAATCCCGACCTGCAAACCCATAGAACCAGGAGTATCGTCTGATGCTATTGTCATATCAGCAGACAAGATAGAGGAAAGCATATATTCTGGTATTAACACTTTTTTCATTTTCAATTTATTTATTAATAAATATAAGCAGTTGGCATATATAAACAGCAATTATCATAAGCAACTGGATATTAAGTTGTCCAGCATAGATTATTACGATTTGACCTTGTCAGATTATGATTTACTCTGTGGTTGTAACACTCCAGTATTACCCATTGTCTGCATAAATTTCACTGGAACTACTTTTAACTACGGTGATGAAGTATGGAGTGGGAGTGTTAATGGGTTGGACGGCGAAATAACAGATTTTGGTATAACTGGTTATGATAACAGGAGGGTAGCTACATTGGAGTCTGCTTTAGGGGGGTTGGACGGCGATTTTCGGTTCATATTAAAAGCAGTTAGCGGAGATACTTTTGATTACACAATCCAAAGCGGAAGTCCAATACAATTATGTGGGGGATTTTATCAAGGATTTTATAAACTCGAAGGTCTTGAATATCAAACACTTCCAGACTTTTATAAGGACGGATGGACAATAGAACTTTATTTGTCAAGCGGTGGATGCACTGCTTCGGGCAATACATTAAACAATCAATACCCCAATAACAGCGGTATTTTTTATTACTATGGTACAAGAGCGGAAAATAAATTCTGTTCATTAAAAGAACATTTACTTGGATATGAGGTAGCAAGCGGTGTTACATTTTTGGATGAATCAATACCCTTGACATCTCACATCACACCCCCAGAAGGAGAAAGCTCCTTTTTGTTTTTTAATAGTTCGGGTCTCACCGATTTCTACGAAAACGCAACTGGTGTTACATTTGAATTGCCGAACTGTTGTGACGGCTTAAAATACAATGCACTGGCTTTCAGATTAAAAGACAATGGAACAATCGGGTATAGATACCTTGGCACTTCTGGAACTTGTGTGGATGGCAAATTTGAAGAAGGTTTTCAAGTCTTTGAAAGATACACCACAGAAGCCGTAATAAAAGATGCCAATTACCATTTGGTAAGCATAACATTCAGAAGCAACGAACACCACACCTGCAAACCAAATAAACAAACATTTGGTATGTTGAGTATATATGTGGATGGATTTTTGAAAATCAGGGATTACAATTTCCCAAATATCATCCCATACGCCTTCGATGATCTACCAACGAAAGAATATGGAGTGCCGTATAATATCAGTATCGGCGGTGGAACACAAGGGCTTTTGGAAATGCAACAAGACCCTCCTGTAACATACAACGTCTGCGATTATAGTTTCTTTATAGACCAATCACAAGGTATAAGCGGTGTCAGATATGATGGAGTAGATTATTATACCCCAACAACATACGGTTTCAATGATGAATTATTGATATTGGATTTCTTGAAATCTGTAATCCCCGAAACAATTGTGTCATTTAGTTACACAAAAACAGATTTTTATTTGGAATTTAATATGAGATTTGTTGAGGGCGACTTCGAACAAGTCTTTTATGAATTAGTTTTGGATGTAGGTAAGATTCACAATGTTTGTTCTCCAAACCTGCCACAATATTCACAAGCATACCCCAACAAACAAAATTGTTTTTCTTTCACTACCGACAACAATACTTGTGGGATTTTAGAAGAAAATTTTGCTGGTAGCTTTATCGGTAAAATTTCCAAATTCTGTTTGTATGACAAGCCATTAGACATAGAAACAATTCGCTGTAATAATAACATCTATCAAAATTAAAAAATGAAAAATTTGAGATTTATTAAAGATGCTGTAATAAAATCTTTGAATGAAGAGAAAACATCAAAAGATTTTGATATAAGACTAAAATGTTTACAGACGGCATTGGAACAAGAAATTGATAGATATAATAACGAAAATCTGGATGATAGATGGTCTGATATTAGACAAGAGTTGCGTAGAATTAACAACTATTTTGAAGACGGATATTTTCATGCAAACAAATATGATGTAGAAAAACAAATGTTTGATTTTTTAAAAAACTTGGATTATAGTAATCAATATAGTTATAAAAAAGGTACAAAAATTAGGTTATTGCCGAAGACAGACAGTGATGTACCTGTTTACAAAGCAATTGGAGACAAGGTTTTATTCAGAGGTGTTTCTTTGGAAGATTGGAACAGGATTAAAAGTCAAGGCTATATTGACAGTGATATGAGAGGTGCGATATTGGAAACAGAAGGAATTAATTTAGGGCAGATTCCAAGCACTGCTTTATACTATCTTCCAGCTAATAAAGAAGGGGTTATACTTGCAATATCCCCAAAAAATTTGGATTTATATATGTTAGCAGATGAATATATTAGGGTTTTTGAACCTATCCCAATAAAAAATGTTTTGAAAGTTTCTGATGTTTTTATAAAAAATGCAACAGGTGGACTTTTAACAACAAACACAGAAGAAAAAGTTAACGAGATATTTGAAACATTAAAAAAATTGAATGTTCGTATCAGTTGTTAATAAAAAAATTTAATATATGAACTTCGCAATCAGAAAAGACAGTATGCTTCCAGTGTTAACTGTTGAAGTTTCCCAAGACGGATTCCATTCCAGTCGGACAATAAATGAACGATTGCAGAATGCCACCATTTCTTTTTTTATGGAGGAAATTGGTTCATGTATCCCTATGATACAATGTGGGGAGTGTTGTTTATTTACTACACAACCTTGCAATGAATGCCCAGAGAAGGTTTATATACAATATAAGTGGGGTGCAAATGACACAAAAAAAGCTGGAAAATATCGTGGATGGTTTGAGATAACATTCCTTGATGATAACAGCACCTTCATCGCACCTGTTAAAGATTCCTTACTGATAACAATAATTCCATAAAAAGTTTGTCCACCTGAATTATTCTTCTTACCTTTGCGCTGAACATTAAAAATGATACAGATATGCTTGGTAATAAAATTAATTTGAGGCTCGAAGACATTGAAAATCTTCTTCATGGTAAAGACCCAGAAGAAGGTATTCGATATATTGATGCCAATAACTTCTCCCCAGAAGTTAAGGTTTTTATCAGGAGACCAGAAGATGAAAAGGTATCAATCAAAAAAGATACCTTTAGACCCTTTCTTTGGTTCAAAGGTTTTGATTTTGAAAAAGATTTTGCTTGGGAATATTTTGCAATACCCGAATCTGATTACAATGAATTGGATCACTGTATTTTATACAAAGGCACTGTTCATTTTCTTGACGAGAACTTGAAGGTTGTATGTCAGACTTATGACGGTACGGAAGTGATTGTAAAAAGATTTTTGTCTGATGTAGAAGACAGGAGGAGGCTTTGTTATTCCAAAATGAAGGAATATAACATCGAGATTGAAGAGAAGACAACGAAGATAGACAAGAACAAGAATATTGCGCGTCTTGAAAATGGTTTCAAGTATCTGGTTCATATAAATCCGCCAGATGAACCCAGACCATATACCAACCCTTTTATTGGCTATACAAAAACAGGTTATGTTAAAAACATAAACGGTTCATATAATAACCTCCTTGATTTTTTCATGGAAGGTGGTTTGGATATATGGAAGAAGTCTGGAGTGTTTTTGGACGGCGAAAAGTTTGAAAATTTTTGGTCAGAGGGTACACCATTCCAAAAGCTCATGTTTTTCTTTGGCTTCCCGATGAAAAGCAATCTTTTCACTTTGGTTGATGAAGAGGATGCAGACGATGATATTTTCAACACATACGACGATGACAGGAAACAATATCTTTCGATTGTAAACTTCGACGAATTTTTAGACCTCACATTCAAGATTTTCAATGAGAAGTTGAAAATGACAAATGTGTTTGAGTTTTATGAAAAGAAGATAAAAGATAAAGATTTAGATTTTCTTAGGAAGCATTCAAAAGAGTTATATTCAGCTCTTAACTTGAAAATAGATAAAATCAAGTTCCAAGACCTTATTGATAACGAATATACATTCGACTCAAGAAAAGGATTCAAGAACCTGAATAACACTTTTATTGAACACGGTATTGATGTCTTTTACGGTGAAGAACGTCTTTTCTTTGCAAATACTGCTCTTGAGCAGTATATGATCCAGTCTGGTAAAAGGCTTTTCAAAGGATTTGAAGAATACACTGAACTTCGTATTATGACTATGGACATAGAAACGAAGGCACAGGAGGCTTTTGCATATCGAAATGACGCTGCACTTCACGCCACTATGGGTAGGATATTCAAAATCGGTATCTATTGTAACAATGGATTGGAAGTGGTTTTGAATGCCAGCAATGATAAAGAGGAAAAAGAAATTATTGAAAAGTTCTTTGAAATTATGATGGAAACAGACCCAGACCTGTTTCTTACCTACAATGGAGAAGGTTTTGATTTTCCTTTCATTATCAAAAGATATGAACTGTTAAATCGTTTGAGGGATGAAGATGCTGCATTAAATGCTTTGAGGCATTTGCTAAAAGATTACTATTCCAAATTCGAAGGTGTTTATATTTCCAACAAAAACACCCTGACAAGAAGGAATGGAAACTTAAAGGTTGGTGGAAGCAGTGAGAAATATACACAAACAAATATCCTCGGCATAAATCTGTGTGATACCATGTTCGCTGTAAAGCGTGCTTCTGCTATCAACAAACAAATACCTAACTTTAAATTAAAAGATAATGTTAAGTTTGCTGGTTTGGCTAAACCGAATAGGGTTTATGTGGACGGCGGAAAAATCGGGGAAATAGAAAATTCGCCGTCCACCTTCTACCTAAACCCATCAAACGGACATTACATAAAATACCACAAAGAAATAATTTTTGAGAGAGATGAATACAAAGAAACCAATATCAAGAAAAAAGCTGCAACAACTTTTATTTACGGCGATGAAAATGTATTATACACATTCGATGCAAAGTCTGATGGGAGATTTATGCAGACCTGCGAAAATACGATTGAATTTAAAGCAGACGAAGATGTAGAAATATTCTTTGAGAGGCTTTACAGTAGATTTAAACAATATGATAAAGTCTGCTTTCAACATCAAAATTATGTCGGTAAGTGGCTTGAAAAAGAAGACCCACAAAAGTTTTCTACCCTTAAATTCCTTTTGAAAGATTTAAGGGAAAATCTGGATAATAAGTCTTTCTTCTACCCTGAAATCAATTTTGAAGAATATATTGAAACAACAGGTGCCGACATCATAAAAAGGTATCTGATAGACGACCTTTGGGAGACAGCCAAACTTGATGAGCATTACAGTCAAGCTACATTCCTGATTTCAAAGTGGCTCCCGACATCATATCAAAGGGCCGCTACTATGGGAGGTGCTACCGTTTGGAAATTGCTTTTGACCACGTACTCTTACGAATACGGACTCGCTATTCCAGAGTTCGATGAACCAAGGGAGTTTAGTGGAGGTCTTGTGGCGTTAATATCTTGTGGGTATCATGGAAAGTCTTTTAAAGCAGACTTCTCCTCACTCTACCCTGCGGAGTTCTATGTCCATGTGGATAGCCCTGAAATAGATTTATTAGGGGTTTACAAGCTCTTCATGTACTATGGTTGGTCGACACGTATCAAGTACAAACAGTTGATGAATGAACACAAGGAAAAAGGTGAAATGTCACTTAGTAAAAAATACGAAGTAAGACAATTACCTATCAAAATTCTTATCAACAGTTTCTACGGTATGATGGGTGCAGCAGGTGTTACACCATTTGCTGATCTCGTTGTTGCGCAAGCGGTAACTTGCTCTGGAAGGCAACACCTTCGACACCTTATCAAATGGTTTACAAAGAAAGGGTTTTACGCTACCATCGCACATACAGACGGTGTATTCTTTTCTATTAACAAAGCAGACTTGTCCTACAAATATATTGGCAAGGCAATCAACTGGCTTGTTAAAAAAGACAAGGAATATGAAGGTATCGCAGCTTATGTGGCAGAATACAATGACACCTTTATGAAAGGTATCATGGGTCTTGATATTGATGAAATCGTGGAATCAGTAATCAATTTCTCCAAAGGAAACTATATCTACCTCAAGAAAGCCAAAAACAAAAAGACTGGTGTGGAGGAAGACAAATTAGAGATTATTGGAGGCGCAATCATTAAAAAAACGCAGTCTGAATATATCACGGAGTTTGTGGAAAAAGAAGTTGTGAAATTGATGAGAGGTGATGCACTCGGTTTTCTCAATGCTTACTGGGATTATATCAGCCTGATACAAGACAAGAAGCTAAATGTCAATCTTATTACATCGAAAGCTAAAATCAAGAAGAGCAAGAATGAATATCTGGAACATATCAAAGGTGTTAACAAAAACGGACAGCCATTGAATAGGCAGGTGCACATGGAAATGCTTATAAATGCTGGTGTAGATTTTGATATGGGTGATACAGTCTATTATGTCAACACTGGAACGAATGAGAAAGATAAAGATAGTATGAGTGTAAATACTACTTTTGCTACCTGTGACATTTCAGATGTTAATATTAACGACATTACAAAAGTTATGGCTACTAATGACAGGAACCGTATCAAAAGTTATCTTGTCAGGATTTATGAGCAAGGTTATTTGACTGTCAATAGTAAGTGTATGGACGGCGATTTGATTGCATTTTTGGATGATATTGCGACTTGGAAAAACATCAAATTCAAAACAAAGACCTTGAAGAAAGGCGTGTTTGTAGAATTTATCAAAACAGAGTTTATCATAAATTGTACGTTGGTTGACACCTACAAGTCAGACAACTTTATCAACTACAATAGTGTTCTTTATATAGATAAATTCAATAAAGCCGTCCACCCACTATTCGTAGTCTTTAAACCCGAATTAAGGGAGAAATTAATGATTAAGGATAAGAGAGACAGACCCTTTGTGTTGGAATCTGATTTGGAACTCATCAACAGTATTCCATTTGCAGGTAAAGAAAAGAAGACACAAATGAGCTATGAAGAAGTGATGGAGATAACAAAAGAAGAAGATGAATATTGGAGCTTTGTTAAAATAAGCCCAGACGATTTCAACGTCGAAAGAGCCTAAAGTTTATAAAGTTTCTTTGTTAGTTGGCTCTGATGATATTCCATAGATTCCAAATTCATAATCGTTAACTTCCCACCATTACCAGAACCCGTATCAATGTTTAATACATTCGATGCGGTTTCTGGTCTATGGGAAATAGTTGGAGTATGACCTATTATTACTTTCGAGAAAGTAAAATCCATGTTTGTGAAGTTGTACTTTAAAAGTCTGTCTTGGGAAGCAGACACCAAAGCCTTTTGCCAAAGCGTCCTGTTGATTGCAAAGTTTATTGCTTTTTGATTGATTACAGATTTCCTTGTGTCGAAACCTGCATGACAAATGAAGAAGTCTCCGTGATGATACCAATAATTGACTTTATTGAAATAGTCTTGTAGATGTTCTTTTACGTCTTTATTTTTCTGGAGTATTTCTATTGTCTTCTCACCACCAGATTTAAGCCATGTTTTATTTATCTTACCTTGTTCGACCCAATACTTAACCCAAAGGTCATGGTTCCCCATACAGGCTTTTAAATGCTTTATTTTCAATAGCTCATTCAGACATTCGTTTGGGGAGTTTGCATGGCCGTCGAAAAGATCCCCGACAAAATACAATATATCTTTTTTGTAATCAAAATTTACCTTCTCAAAAAGTTGCATCAAACCTTTATAGTTGCTATGCAAATCCCCCAAAACAAATGCTCGATTATTCAAGAGTTATTCTTTATTTTTCGCCGTCCAACTCAAAAGTCTCTGGATTCCTGCCTTCCTTATTGGCAGTAGCATAATAAACTGCTTTGCCTCTCTTTTCTCCATATTGTTTTTTCATGCTTGCCATAACTTCTTTGTTATATTCATTCAAAGGATATTGCAATGCTTTTTTTGCCATGTGTGCAAGGTAAATCACATCTTCAAACTTATTTTCTTTCATCGCGAGATAAATCTTTTCTTTAATAATGTCCAATTCCACTGGATTCATTTCTTTCTTGCCAAAATTCCCCATATTTTCTTGTATTTCATTATAAAGCATTTCACTAATTTTTATCTTCTTGTTCATAATTCCTTATATTTATCATATAAATATAATGCGCTATGGAAAATGAAAACGAAAAGAGTGTGCAGTATGTGGACGGCGAAATGCAACTTTCAAAATATTTGAAGGTAAAGGATTTCACATACTCACCAACAGCAGTGACAAATAATATTGATAACAGGTTGCCAGTTTCTTTACTGGAAGATGCAAAGAAAATCGCGGCAATCTATGACCGAATTTACGACCAATTTAAAGGCAAGGTTAAATTGAACTCTGGATATAGAAGTCTTGCACTCAATAGGAGGGTAGGAGGCTCCACCACATCCCAACACGTCAGGGCACAAGCTATTGATGTGGACGGCATAAACGGTGTTAAAAACTCCCAGATTTTAAGTTGGGTATTGAGAAACATAACCTACAACCAAGTCATCCATGAATACGGGACTGCAACAGAACCTGCTTGGGTTCATATCGGATTTGGAACCAAAATGCAGTTTTTGAAAATCGGTGTTAAGGGAACGAAAGCGTTAACTAATATGCTTGGGGAGGAAGTTGATATTTAAATGTTTATATTCAAAATATCCTTAACCAAAAAAATCCCGTCATTGTAACTGTAATAAACGGTCAGATTAACAGTTTGGTCAAAAGATTCTACTGTGATATTGTCTATGTTTATGCCTTGAATATTTGACTGCACTGTTTGTGTTATGTCATCTTTCAAAAGATTAAATGTTTGCTCATCCATAGGCTCAAACAAATAATCATAAATGTTTGATCCGAAATCTGGTCTGTATAATCTCGTACCTTTTTTCGTTACGAGAAGGTGTTTAAGGTTTGACTTCACTGCATCCTTTGATGTTTTAGTTAAATCGAAATAGAACCCATCTGGACTCGTTCTGAATGGGAAGTTTATACCTATATATTTTCTTTGTGCCATCTTAACCTATTAATTTCTTTAAATGCTCTTCGGCTTCTTTTCTGAAATGTGCAACTCCTGTATGAATCAATGACTTCTTTATATCCATAAATTGTTTGAATGATAACCACTTATAATCGGTTATTTCAATTTCCATATCAACTGTTAACTTGTTTATAAGTGGGGTAAACTCATCTTCAACAAGTCCTATGAAATTATAGAAAGTAAAATTACCTTTTTTATCCACCACAGAAGGAATTAATTTTATCGGGACATATACTCCACCTTCCTCATAAAACTCTCTCACAGCCGTTTCATAGGGCTTTTCACCTATGTTGGCCTTGCCTCCAAGATTTGCAAAAACATTTGGTTCGTTTTCCAATTTTGGACCGCGTTTGCAAAGCAAAATCCTTTTGGTTTTTAAACAGACTGCATATATTCCAGCGGCATAATTTTCTGGTCTCAACGATAAATCAAGTTTCATGTTCAAATTCTATTTTGTTTTTCTTTTTCAAGATGGAAGAACATTTTTCGTATTCTTCTGTCTTTTCAAAGAAACGAAGCATTTTATCCAAGAAGTCTGTCGACAGGTTGCTATCAAAATCAAGACGATAATATGCCATGTTATAGTATAAGTCCATCGTCTCTGGGAACGGCAAACTCTTTTTAAAATTAAAATAATCTATCGCCTCAATATCTTTTATGTTTTTAAAACCTTCAGATGAAAGATTTTTCATTATGTCGAAAGCTATCTCATCTGCTTCATCTATATTGTTAGCAATTATTGAACCCCCATAAAATCTATTTTCGGCGGTTTTTACTTCCAAAATATAGTTGCTGCTCATAGTCCATCAATTATATAAAATAAATAGTTCTGGTGTTAAAACAAAAAACGCCAACCAATTGGTCGGCGTTAATTTCACTGTTCTTCTTTCTTTTTTCGAGACTTTCTTGCTGGCTTAGATTTTTCATTTTCCGTCGGGGCAGGTGCCTGTTCATCGGAGGCATCTGGAAAACCTTCCGTAAAAAATTCTTGCTCAACCTCGCTGGTTTCTCCTTCTTGTTCACGGTCTATGAAAATGAAGTAAACCAGTGAAGTAACGACTGCGGAGATAGCAAAAAGTCCAAACAAGGGCATTGTTGGGAAAAGAACTTTTGCAATAAAAAAAGTGCAAAAAGCAACTAAGAGAGAAACAACAACATTTGAATTAATAATCATACTGTAATTTTTTTTGCAAAGGTAAGGATAATTTTTGGATTTCGAAAATTTTAAATCATTTATTTTTAATTTTTACATTTAAAGGATTTAAAACCATTCTAACCGTTGACTTTATTTTACCACCTTCATAAGAATCCAAAACACCAATAACATCTATGCAATCAAAACCTAAAAAGCTACCTATCGCGGCAATTACATTAGTTTTAATGCCAGTATTTCCTTGAACATAATAATTAAACATAGCTATTAATTTATCAATCTGTTCTTCGCTTACTCCTGCATTAATAAAACCTCTTTTAACTTTTTCTACTGGTATAAACCTGAATCTATCACCAGTCGCATCTATCCTAACTAATTTATCACATTTGACATCCACTTCATAAACTTTTTGGACGGCGTTTTGGTAATCAAAAGCTATTTTAGGATTGGCGTAAGTTTTTGCGACAGCATATTTGTCAGTTAAAAAAAGAGGTTTCTTATATGTAAATTTATTTTTTAAATCGAAAACCAAATTAATAACTCTATGATATTCTTTATTATCTCCATTTTCTGATGCAATTCTTATTTGCTCTTGATAGTCCATTAATTTATTCGGGTCGGTAACATAATCAACTGTTACAGTATTATCAAAAAAACCTCCATTTTTTTCGATTTCTCTGGAATCGGCAGTTCCATGATACCAAGTCTTTGTAGTTTTTTCCTCATTCAAAGACTGGAGAACATTACTTGTTATAAATTCTTGTGGTTTCATTACGATAAAAGACTATTAATATTTTCAACATATTTTTGTTTCGATTGGAGGCCAACTATTTTATTGACTACCACACCATCCTTTTCAAAAACAACCATAGGAACACTTCTAACTGAATATTTTAAAGCGAAGTCAACATCTTGATCCACGTCAACATCCACAAATTCTACGTTTGGAAATGTCTGTTTCAATTCATCAAAGATTGGAGAAAGTAGTTTGCAAGGTCCGCACCATTCTGCGTAAGCTCTTAAAATTTTAATCATATTAAATAAAGTTTTGTTGTAAAATTAAATATGGCCGTCAAGAAAACCCCAACGGCCATATCTTTTTGTTTATTAATTCAATTTTTAATTAAGACCCACAGGCTTCACATCCTTCAGGATTATCCAAACTGCAAGATATTCCCTCTTCTGAAGTATATTCTTTTATCGCAGTTGGTTTTTGCACACTGCTAAGGTCTATACCAAGACCTGCAATAGCTTCAACAGCAGCCTTAGTTCTTAAATAATACATCCCTGTTTTCAAACCTTTTTTCCAACCATGAAAATGTGCGGCTGTAAGTTTTGCGGAATTTACACCTTCGATAAACAAATTCATTGATTGTGATTGGTCAACAAAAGCACCTCTATCTGCTGCCATATCTAATAAATCTCTTTGTCTAAGTTCCCAAACAGTCAAATACAATTGTTTCAAATCTGCTGGTATTTCCATTATACTTTGAACAGAACCTTTTGCTGCAATCAAATTTAATCTCATTTTTTCATTCCATAACCCGCGTTCTTGCAAGTCTTGAACCAAATGCTTATTAACTACGGTATATTCTCCAGATAAAGTCCTTCTCTTATATAAGTTACTTGTAAATGGTTCAAATGCTTCATTATTGCCTAATATCTGTGCAGTAGAAGCAGTTGGCATAGGAGCTACCAAAAGAGAATTTCTGACCCCGTGTACAGATATATCTTTTCTAAGTGAATCCCAATCCCACCTTTCAGAAGGTGTTTCTCCCCACATATCAAATTGCAGTATTCCTTGTGACATAGGTGATCCTTCATAAGAAGAATAAATACCTTCAACTTTAGCAATATCACAAGATGCTTTTAATGCAGCATAATAGATTGTTTCAAAAATTTCTCTATTAAGTTTTTTTGCTTCTTGTGAAGTAAATGGCAGTCCCAACATGGCAAAAGCATCTGCCAACCCTTGTATTCCTATTCCAATTGGCCTATGTCTAAGATTAGAAGTTTTTGCTTCCTTTACTGGATAGTAATTCACATCTATCACACGATTAAGATTTTTTGTAACTTGATAAGTTACTTCATATAATTTCTCATGGTTAAATGTTTTTTTACTTTTTTCGTTCCTTTTTGCTCCATTATTTTCCAAATATTTTGGAAGCGCAATAGATGCCAGATTACATACTGCAATTTCATCTGCACTTGTATATTCCATTATTTCAGTACACAAATTGCTGCCATGCAAAACACCAAGGTTCTTTTGATTATTCTTTCTATTTGCATGGTCTTTGTATAACATATAAGGGGTGCCTGTCTCTATTTGTGATTCTATAATCTTTTCCCAAAGTTCACGTGCCCTTATTTTCCTTCGACCTCTTCCTTCTTTCTCATAAGTCTCGTAAAGTGCTTCAAACTTTTCTCCATAATTGTTATGCAATTCAGGTGCTTCATCTGGTGAAAAAAGCGTCCAATCTCTGTCCTCTTCTACTCTTTTCATAAACAAGTCAGGAACCCACAACGCGAGAAAAAGGTCTCTTGCTCTTAATTCTTCTTTACCATGATTTTTGCGCAAATCTATAAAGTCAAATATATCAGAGTGCCAAGGCTCCACGTAGACTGCTATGGAACCTTTTCTCTTTCCTCCGCCTTGATCCACATATCTTGCAGTCTCATTGAATACTTTCAACATAGGAATTATTCCATTTGAAGTACCATTTGTACCTTTTATATATGCGCCTTTTCCTCGTATGTGATGTGCATGGACTCCAATACCACCAGCATTTTTAGAAATCATTGCACAATCTGATAATGTTTTGTATATTCCTTCTAAAGAATCATCCATTATATTGAGGAGAAAGCAAGATGAAAGCTGTGGTTTTTTTGTTCCAGCATTATACAATGTCGGAGTAGCGTGCGTAAAAAATCCTTGAGAAAGAAGATTATATGTTTTAATCGTTTCTTCTATGTTTCCTTGCCATATTCCACAGGCTACTCTCATCCACAAGTGTTGAGGCCGCTCCACGACTTTAGAATCAATCTTTAACAGGTAAGATTTCTCTAAAGTTTTGAAACCAAAAAAATCAAAATTAAAATCTCTATCGTAATTTATCGCTTCTTCTAATTTTTCTTTATTCTCCTCTATGAAAGAAAAAACCTTATCGTCTATAAGAGATGCAGATTTTTGTGTCCGTTTATCAAAATATTCGTGAAGATCCTTCATCGTTTCATAAAAAGATTTCTTAGTGCTTTTATGTAACGAAGTAATAGCAATTCTGCTTGCAAGAGTAGAATAATCTGGGTGATAAGAAGTCATAGATGCAGCGGTTTCTGCTGCCAAAGCATCAAGCTCTACACTTGTAACTCCATCATAAACTCCTTGTATTACTTTTTTTGCTATCTCTAAAGCATCTACATAGTCAGTATTTAAACCATAAGTTTGTTTCTTTATTCTCATGGTTATCTTATCGTACTTAACTGGTTCTTTTGAGCCGTTTCTTTTTTGTACTTGCATATTTTGTTATTTTTTTTAAGTTAAAAATCTGTATCTAATGTGAAAGAATCAAAAGAATTTGAGTTTCCATTTTTTACACCAGCTTTTTGGTATTCACCTACTCTTTTTTCAAAGAAATTGGTTTTTCCTTCCAATGCAATGTTTTCCATAAAGTCAAATGGATTTTTAGCGAAATATTCCTTTTCGTACCCAAGAGAAACTAATAATCTATCCGTTACAAATTCAAGATATTGTTTCATCATATCAGCATTCATACCAATAAGACGGACAGGTAGAGCCTCTGTTATGAAATCTTTTTCTATCTCTAATGCAGAACCAAGGATTTCTACAATCTTTTCCCTTGAGAGTTTATTCTCTATATGGTTTCTGTAAAGAAGACAGGCGAAATCTGTATGCAAGCCCTCGTCGCGAGATATAAGTTCATTGGAAAAAGAAAGCCCAGGCATTAAACCTCTTTTTTTAAGCCAGAATATAGAACAGAAAGAACCCGAAAAGAAAATACCCTCTACAGCAGCAAAAGCTATAAGCCTTTCCACAAAATTTGGACTGTTTATCCATTTAAGTGCCCACTCCGCTTTCAATTTAACTGCTGGGACTGTTTCTATTGCATTAAAAAGATAATCTTTCTCTTTTTCATCCGTTATATAAGTATCAATAAGGAGAGAGTAGACTTCAGAGTGAATATTCTCTATCATAATTTGAAATCCATAAAAACACCTTGCTTCAGCATATTGGATTTCTTGTAGAAAATTAACACCCAAGTTTTCATTAACTATTCCATCAGATGCTGCAAAAAAAGCCAGCACGTGTTTGATATAGTGTTTTTCATCTTCAGTTAACTTTTCTCTCCAATCTGTGAGGTCTTGAGCAAGGTCTATTTCTTCAGCAGTCCAAAATGCAGCTTCATGTGTTTTATATGCTTGCCAAATATCATTATGTTTTATAGGAAATAAAACAAATCTGTTTGGGTCTTCTTGAAGAATTTTTTCGTTAAAATTTTGATTATTCAAAGTATTTTTGTTTGTCATTTTTTAAAAAATTTAATGCGTGAATTTATTTTTTATTGTGTCATTTTAGATATTATAAATAACCCGAAAACAAAATTATTGCTTTGGGTTCTTTTCATAAGCAGAAGTTACATTGTGGTCTTCGACCTTAATCTTTACCCTGCTATTATCAAATTTGACATCATCGAATTTTACACGTCCAGAACCGAGGCGATTTTTCCAAATATTGATATTTGCTTTTCCACTCAATATCTGCTCCTCATCCTTTCCAATCGTCATCATAACGTGTGTTATTTTTTGAAGGTCTCCAGAACCAGAAAGCATACTTGGTTCAAGATCGCGGATACCGTGTGTACCCTTTTTACCTTGGAGTAATACCCAAGCAGCGCAATTGAAATTCGTCTCTGAAATAGCGTCTTCAATCTTTCTTAAAACTTCTGGTCCAGCAAGATAATCTTTGTCACCGTAATCGTTCTTGTCACCCTTGATACATTCAAGATAATCAATAATGATTAAATCCAATTTATACCCTTGCACCTTTTCGACGTGAAACAACGCTTGCTCGATATTAGACCAGTGTGTGTCGATTGCATCGAACTTTTTCACAATAAATTTGCCACCAACTTCTTCACCTTTACGCAAAATACTCTTGCAGTGGGTTTCAATGATATGTTTGTTTTTAACATTCATTGATTCATCAATTGAAAATCCACTCCAGTTGGCTTGCAATTTTGAGAAAAGGTCGTTTTGTGTTCCCTCAAAGAACACATAAAAAACTGTTTTACCCTCAAGAAATGCTGTGGTAGCGATGACAGCAGAAAAGGTTGTCTTACCTACACCTGTACCAGCACCAACTAAAATAAGGTCTCCACGTGAAGGCCCACCCTTGATAGCATCGTCAAAAGACTTTCCAAGCCCTGTCGGTATCGGAATGCGGGTTGTATCATCAACCAACTTAAAAGTCTCGCTACTGATAAGCAATGGCTTTTTGGAGGTATCATTAATCTCGATTGCCTTTCTTACTTTTTCTACCGCAGAATCACCGTCTTTAATTTTTCCTTTTTTCCATTCGTTTTTAACACTCTCAACAATATGGATAAAATTCTGTTGCTGAATGAAGTTCCTCGCATTATCTTTTACGTGGTCTGCATTCTCTATTACAACGTGTTCAATATCGTTGAGGAACTGAAAAAACACTTCTCTGTCTGTACCATACTTGGCAGAATATATTTCCCTGATGGTGTCATAAAAGGGGATACTACGATATTCCACGTAGTATCCCTTGATAATCTCAAGAAGTGTTTTTGAAAATGGAAGGGAAAAGTGTTTCGGATTTAGAATGCCTATCATAGAGACACCATATTCAACGTCCCTATATAGTTCTTTCCCCTTCAACAAACGCCGTCCAATCAACTGGTTAAAAAACTTGATTTCAAATTTTTCACCAAATACCCCCAAATCTAATGTCTCATTCAAATCCATGTCATAAATACTTTTAAATGTTAACGATAAAGTTCTTTACTATTAACAGAAAAAGTATTTACAGGTTGGAAACGCTTTTTGAACCTGTTATAGTACTTGTTCATAGAAAGCGTTTCTTTGAGTGTCGTCCGAATACCTGCATTGATTTCATTGTCTTTCCATATAGGGATGATGGAGAGGTTTTGGACGGCGAAAAAATCGTTGGCGTAGATTTCGTGCTCATACAATACACGGACTTCTTTGTTCTGGGAAATTGCACCATTTTCCCGAACAGCAGCCTCATGGTCTACAAGTTTGAAAATGTAACGGGAATTTGGGTCTTGCTTGGGAATCGGCTCGTCAGAATGCTTGTAAAGCATATCCTCCGTGATTCGACGCATATAGTCTTGAAAAATGTCGGTAATCTTACCAAAACATTCGACTATCTGTGTAGAATTTTCAACTGCCAAGTCTTCATTACCAAATTCTTTAAGAGGGGTAAAAAAGTTAAGATTGGTTAATTCTTGGGCCGTCCTTCCGTTGTGATAAATCACATGGAAGGTAAACCTTGCCTTAAAATCTTTTTGTTCAGTCATTTTTTTTAATTTTGTTTGTTAATAAAAAAGGTGAAGTGAAATTTCTAACATCCCCATCAAAATCAAGGTCTGTTCTTATTTGTTTGTAGATTTCTGTGCCTTTTAATTTAGCATAAAACTCTTTCAAATCCACGGGCAAAGATATGATGTTTTTTATTTCTTCAATACAATCTGGTGAAATAAATTTTTTATTATTCAAATTAATCAAAGTCTCCGCCAAATTATATCTCTCATCATCTTCCAAGAAATCTACCAAAATCTGAAGCCTCTTGCCTTTTTTTCCTTTGGATTGTTGTTCAAGACAATATTCCAAAAGGCTCCCCCTTTCATACGGACGTTTTATAAACATCGGGATTTCATTCAAGATAGATTTTTCAGAAAATCCTTTGGCACCATAGATGTTATCTGATTCATCTCCGATAATAACCTTTCTCAAAAGAATGTTCTTGTGGGTCTGCTCGAAATAATATTCAAAGTTTTCACTGTTAATAAGCAGATTCTTTGGGTAGATGTGGTCTTTAACCTGTATCCTGTTGAGATAGTAGATAAAAACATTTTTGTCAATCAACTGAAAATAATCATTGTCATTCGACAGTATCAATATATTTTCCTTGTCTTTATTCTGCCTTACATATTCAGCAATACAATCATCCGCTTCGACAAAAGGATGCTCATAAGAATTGATTCCCAACATTTTCATAATGGAAATTATCATATCTTTCTGCTGATAATACGGGTCAATTCCATTAAAAAATCTGTTTCTCTTTTCTTTGTACGGTTCATAAATCTCCTTTCTCAATTTACCGCTTTCTGGGCCATCCCAAAAGAGAATGGTTTTATAAATCTGGTAAGTATGATTGTTTACATTCTCATTCAACAATCCCCTTAACTTCTTCATAAATCCCCAAACGGCATGGATATTATGCTTGTGGAGGGCGTAGGATTTTACGCCCTCGAAGCATATTTTATAGAGATTCATTGCATCAACAATTAATACTGCCCTATTCTTCATTCGTCACAATTTCTTCAAATTCAACATTTTCAATATCAACGACATCAATTTCTCTGGTTATATTTGCAAAATATTCAATTATACCATCTTTATTATCTTTCTTATATTGTTCGAAAACAGATTTATCGGTAGCTGAAATAAAGCCATGTGGGGTAATGATAAGTTCACCTTCAGTGGAAATACCAGTAAAGTGGTTTTTTGTTACCCTGATTTTGGTTACTTTAGCAAGATCAATCGTCTTTCCATTGACTTTAAACGGCAACTTCTTCACAGCAGCTTCCAACATACCACCAAAATGAAGTTTGACAGCCATATCATACACAAAAGCCAAACCACCAGTCTCTTTAGGGTTTACACTATTGCTGCCAGCGTGAAGCCTCATAATTGAAACAAAGGTGATATTGATTGGATATTCTTTGTACCTCGTCCTCGTAACAAGTGGTTCAATATAATTGCTAAAATTGTTCTTGTGTACTTTTGCGTTGTGCATCGGAAGGTCCATTTTATCTTCCTTGATTTTATCCATAGCTGGAGCACATTTGAGTTTATTCTGACTATCAACAAAAACACAAATGTCTTGCGGGAATTTCGTATCTATTTTAGATGCAGGTACCAAGACATCTGCGATGATGTAGTCATACATCTCTTCAAGATTTTCAAAACCGTCTCTGAAAAGGAAATTACCTTTATCCCATACCTTAACAAGTTCACCAGTGTCTTCATCTACTACTTCTCGGTAATCACAATCCATACCCATGAATTTCGCGTGTTCAAAAGAAAATTTACCTTCAGTTGAGACAATAATTGGATAGATGTTATTCTTTTGACATTCGATAATAGAATGCAAAAGTAAAGTGGTTTTTCCTGTATCAGAATAACCTGTAATAGAAGAACAGTTATTTACTGGAAATCCTTTAAAACCTACTGCATCTGCCACACATGGTGGGAAATTAATATAACTAAGTGGTTTTTGTTTTCTTGATTGATTTGCAGGTGATTTTTTATAAGACGTCCAAAAGTCCATTTTGTCATCAACATCGTTTGATGTTGGTTTATTAGTTTTTTTTGCCATAGTTTAATTTTTTAGACGGTTTAAAATGGGGATTACGAACTTACATCGCAATCCCCAAAAAACCTAAATGAAACAGATTTACTTATTACATTAACTTAAAATGGAAGGTCTTCATCATCGCTGACAACAAATTCATCGTCATCTGGTGAAGAAGATGCACCTTTCGATGCAGGAACGGATGCAGGAGCCGTTGCGGGTGCATAATTGGTGACGTTTGCAATATCGACATCTTGGCCGATAGAAACGTACTTGAACTTAACCACACCGTCTTTGTCAACACCGTTTTCAACAAGGTCATATCCCATTTGGTTGAGAACCTTCAGGAACATATTTTTTGAAAAATTGACCATGTGATTTTTGATGAACTTGATGTAGAAAGAGTCCATAGAAGCCCTCAAAAGTTCTTTGTCGTCTGCATTGTCTTCCAGCAACTTGAGGTAGGTCTCATTCCAGTTGTCATTAACGACCTTGCTGGATTTTGAAGGGTCTCCAAAACGTGAGCCAATAGACTCTTCTCCTTGACGAACATAGATGTTGAAAACCTGCTTGCCATTGATTACAAGAAGTTCTTTGTAGTCAGGTGGGCAATATGCCTTACCAACACTGATAGTTATTGGCTCAAGCACATTCGGGTCTACATTAGCCAGTTTCTGAAGCATTTCCTTACCCTTAAGGGTAAAGGCAGTCTTGATGATGTAAACAGCTCCGATAGCCTTATTGTTCTTCGGATTGTTTTGGTCAACCGCTTCGAAGGGGTTGATGTAGGTTTGGTTCGGATCAAACAGGGTGATTTGGATTTTCTTGGTAACTTTACCCTTAATTGTCTCTTCAATAACCGAAGCAGACTTCAAGAATCCAGAGACCTTCGTTTCTGAAGGGAGTGTCCAGTATTCCTTACCATCGCTGTGGCGTTTTTGGTTGTCATCAAGCCTTAGCGTGACCCTGAAATGTGCGGTGTCGTTAACACCTTTTTGGTAATTTTCCTCGTTTGGAGCGAGGACATTGGTGAACAGTGATAAGTAAGCTGTTTGAAACCCGACGAACGGGTTTTCTGATTGATTGGTACCATTGTTTTGGTTTCCTAACATAACATTGAAAGTTTAAAGTGTGTGAAAAAAATTGTGCTGCAAAGATACGATGTTATTTGGTAACTGAAAAGTTTTTTTCAAATTTTTTTAGAAACTATTTTTTACGTAGTTTTCATCGTAGCCTTTCATTACATCAGAAGATTTTAAAATATACTCCTCTGGCGCCTTTTCGACATCTGGGAGATTTTTTACATCGACCCTGAAAGTAGGGTCATCGTGCATATTCGTTTTTGCGTTAGCTACCATGTACTTATACTTGTCCTCCTGTGTCGGTTGCCAATAGTCAGTCAACTTGACATTGTAGGGGAAGCTGTGCAAGGATTGTAATTGCAATTTCTCTGTCGGTGTAGGAACGCGCATTTCCAATTCTCGTTTGACACGTTGTGCAGTTTCAGCAGATTTATTTTCCAAATCCTCGAATTTTTGGTTCAACTCTGATTTAAAGGATTCATTTCCTTTCAGTAGTTCACCTATCTTTCCAAGAACGTCTTGTACTGTTTTATTTATTTCGTCTTGTTTTAGTACTAATTGGGTTACGTCGAGTTGGACGGCGTTATCTGAAACTTCTGCGGGTTGGGTACCAGTAGCATCAGCTGGGGCTGCATCCTGTGGGGCATTTGTGTCCTGTGGAACATCGCCTCCCTGTTGCTGTGCAGCGGCTGCTTGTGCAACATCTCCCAAACCAAAGGCATCATCAATCTCGTCTTCGTTCAATGGCCTTCTGCCGTAGTATTTGTAATTGGTTATAAAATCAAAGTTATTCATCTTATCTGTTTTTAGGGTCAGTCTTTTAATAGTTGTCTTCCATCTTCAACAAGAAAGGTCTTATCCACGACTTCTAACATACCATTAGACTCTTTCATTTTTACACTTTTCCTTTTTACAGTCTTCTCTTTTGTTTCAACTGCTTCAAATTTTTCAGTTTTATTCAGGTACTGATTCAAAATGTTTTTCATTTTTAAAAATTGTTTTTTAAATAAATATTCAACTTTTATCTTTTCGATGCAATGTTTATGGCTGTCGGCATAAATTGGTATGCCATGACAGGTATGAAGTTGGCCGCTGGTTTCATATTCGAGATTTTATTGTTACTATGGAAATTATAAAAAATACCATTATAAAAAATACCAATATGTGTTATAATAGAAAAAGGATATTCGTTTGTTTTTGGTTTTAGATTGTCTGGAACCCGTCTGTTTATTGTCAATTGGTTTATTCTTGCTCGATTATTACTATTTTTAATAACTTCAAAAGATTCATCAATATATTTAGACCCAATTGTTAAACCAAAAAGAAAAGAACCATTTTTAAGCCCTGCATCTATAAGATCCTGATTACTCCAATTAGTTAATTTTTGATTTGGAGAGAAATATTGAACATTACCATTTTCTGGTAATCCAACAGCCCATTCCCAAGCATCTCCTAAAATATTTTGGTTTTTATATATACCGAGTTCTGAAAGTGCAAGTTTAACCCATTTTGCACAGTTTGCACCAACGACACCGTAACTATTAAAATTGTTTGGATTAAATACAGATGCTAAGTTACTACTAAACGTAGCTGAATTAATATTACTGCCCAATAAATACGAAGCAACTTTTCCATCTGAACCGACGACTCTAAAGACTTCGTTGGGGTTATTTACAGCAGTTGTTCCGATATTCAAGCCTCCAGATAAGATAGCATCTGCTTCTGCGGTAGTAAACCCGACATTTATAAGACCATCTCTACTATAATATTCACTATCTTTTCCATCAACGATTATGCTGTAATCTTGAGCTGCTGTAACATCTGTCTGCAATTTATCATTCACTCCGATATTAAAGTAACTGGTAATCTTGTCAACAAGTGGGTACACAAATTTTGAAATTCGCCGTCCACCAAACTCCGTGACCATATCATGTGGAGTAATAGTGTGCTTAACATTAGTAATCATGTGTGCACCATGAAACAAAGGTATGTTATCCAACTGAAAATACATGGTCGGAAAAATCTGTGTATTTCCCATACATTCTACATCGGTTCTGTAACTTCTCACAGCATAGGCATTATAAAGGTCTGCACCCATATAAATCCTTTTTGTGCCGCCCTTGCCTCCAGCCAATTGATCCTGAATAGTCATGCTTTCAGCAGTCTCCCTGTGGTCTTCCTGTGTAACATTTACCTTTTTAAAAATGCTTTGATTTTGGTCGGCATAAGAGACCCTGAAGATGCAGAGATTAAACTTGTCAAGATATTCTTTCGAGTATGGTGTAACACTGTTTACATAATAAGAAGGGACATTTTTTTGATTAAATCCAGGTGGCACAAACGTCTTGCTTCTTGCATTAAAATCAAAACCGTCGTTTAAGTAATAAGCACTTTCTGCATTAAGGTCAAGTACTTTGCTGTTACCCGCAACATACTGGAAAATCATACATGAACCACCTTCGGTATTTTCGACGTTGGTGTAGGGTCTAAAGATATTAGACACCTCATTTTTATTTCCAAATTGAACGAAAGCTGGGATATTATAGAAGTTGAAATTGTTATCTTTTATTATCCTCGAAATGAAAAAATAAATATTCCCATCTATCTGACCCGAATACGTCAAAAGTGGTGTGGGATTAAGAACAACCTTATCTCCAATATCAGACCAAGTCCTGTCAATAAAATAACAATGCTCAATTAATTTTGTGGGCCGATTACCTTTCCTTAGATACCTTGAGAAGTTATAAACCTTACCATCGCTCGTATTATACGAAAGCCATTTATCGTAAATGTTTTTTAAGTGTTTGTAAATGACAATTTTTAAGTTCTTGTCAACCACCAAATTGTTTTCCTCTGCATTCTGTTCGGTATTTGCGTTGGGTGTAGCATTTTGTTTTGGGGGCAATAGATAAACAAAAGTCTCTGCAAATGTTTTAGCGTAAGCAGTAACCCTGTTGGTATCTGTCATATATACCATCTGGTTATCAGAAGGTACAGAGGGTATTATGACTTTGTTGACTCTCTTGAATAATTGTAATAATAAATCTTTTGCTTGGTTAAAATCATTTTTCGTAACAAATGAACTTTTACCATAATATAAATAAAAACCAACATATATATGAAAAAGAGAATTAGAAACTTCTATAACAAATTCTTTAAAAACATTTAGAAAATAATTGTTGTTGTCTTCGAAGGGTTGAAAAGGTTTAAATATGTTTTCATTTGCAATCAAAGAAAAATTTGGGTTATTTTTTATATCCTTTGTTAAAAAATCTGGATTGGTTTTTTGGTAAGATATTCCACCCAAATATGCAGCATAAAGATATGGTATATTCGATAGATTTGCAGAAGTTCTGTTTTTTAAGTTAGTATAATAAGTTGCATCTTTAAAACCAATAGAATATAAAAACATGAAAGTCAGCGCTTCGTTATTATTTTCACTATAATAAAATTGACGCCAAAGATCAGCACCTTTGTTATAGTTCGTAAAACTTAATCCCATGCCACTAAACAATGTCACATCATCCAAAAAAGTAATTAACGGTTCTGTCGTATCCAAAGTCCTGCTACCGACCAATGTATTATATCTTAACAAAAGATGCTGGTAGATAGTCGGATTTGTGAAACAATCAGAATAATCGAGTATATTCAAAGCGATAGGTTCACTTATAAAGAAGTTTTCATTTTTTAACCCTTCTGATAATACAGTAGATATATTTTTCCTGATTCTATTCGTTAGAACGTCTGTTATATTGGCAGCAAAAGTCTTTGGTGCAAAGCCTTTAAGACTTGTTTCAAGACTGTTTAAATCAGATAAAGGTATTTCATATAACGGATTTAGATTGGTTGTAGCAGTGGATGTATTATATGATTGGTAATAATTTGTAAGATCACCTCTAACCTTTAGTCTTATGTTATCTACGTTGTTTTGGGCGTATTGGACGGCGGAATTTACAAAATCCGTTATGTTGGTATTTTTTAAAGTCTCTTTGACATTCGAATTAAACACCTTGGAGGTGAAGTATGCTGCCTCAAGTTGTGCAAATGAAAGGATTTTGCCGTCTGTCTTTCCACTGGAAGATAACGAATAATCACTTAGAAGATGCAATCTCGAAAACATTACCTCAAATAATTCATCGAAATTGTTCCCACTATAATTAAAACTGTCCGCTGTGTCGTAACCGTTGGCACTGTAATCAAATGGATGTATCGGAACCCATTTTTCACCCAAAGAGGTTGAATAGGACTGTATGCTTCCCTGAAGAATATCTGTAAGTTGTTCAGATAAAGAATTGTTTAAAAGTTGATTGACAATATCTATTTCTGGATAATAAGGATTCGTTTCTCCCACTATATCTCCAAGCCAAACATCCACACCCGCTTCATTGTAAACACCTGGAAATGGATAGATTTTGTCGTGTGTATGTGGTATATCCGTACTCTTCAACGAGTTTGTAGTCCTGAAATAGTCTGCAAGCAAGCCAACACGTTCCTGACCGTAGCTTTCTGCCTTTTGACAGACACTATAAAGCTGGTCCAAGAAGACATCAACATTACCCATAATAACCTCTAAAACATTCCTGATTGTGGGGTTAAAACCTATTTCCTGTATAAACCCTGCATTCAAATCATTTACGATTTTCTCTTGGGTATTTGTCCTAAGCTCATTTACTTTAGTATTTACTGAATCGACATTACTGCGGATTTCGTAAAACGAATAATAGTAAACAGGTGTATAAGCACCCATTTTATTTTCCACATCGCTTAGAACATAATATGCTTTATAGTCGATAGATTCTTGTTCGAATATGGCATCGGAAATATCAGTTATTAATTCATCATTAATCTCTGTATAACCCTTTGATTTACTCGGTGTGAAATATTCAAGTTTATAACTGCTTAAAGAAGGATAACCCTCCAAGATAGTGTTTATTTCTGTAATCCTGTTATTGATATTGGACTGAAGTTCCTCAACATTTCCTATCAACTTTTCACCGAATAAACCAATGTCCCTGAAGAACATATAACCTTGCAGACTATTAAAGGTTTCATAGTTTATATTGTTACCATAAACCCTGTCTTCCCTTTTCGTACAAGGCAACCCAAGGATAGTTATTAGTTCGTTTATCTTTTCGGAGACAGTATTCAGAGCAGTTATAATGGCTATGTCTGGATTATCCTTCTTCTGATTCTCGATATACGTTGATATTTTAGTATATCTCTGCAAAAGGTCTGGTATAGACATCAATCCAACATCGCCGTTCAACAACTCGTATTTTGACAGAAGGTCTTTACCAACAGCTGTATTATTCAAATCTATCACATATTTCGTAATAATATCTGCCAAAAACGCATAATCATACCCGATAAATTTTGTTTTTATTGAAAAATCCCCTGTTTCGCCGTCCAACGTCGCCTTAAAATCAATCAAATTCAAATAATACGTTGTAGCTTTACCATAGTATCCTTTTACTGTCAATTCAAAAATAGGATACGGCATTGTAAAGAAGGCATTATACTTTGAGGTATTATAATAATCCTTTCCAACCTGTCTTTCATAGTCATTGAAAATGGCTGCACCTCTTACATCTACGAAGTCTATTTCGACGGTGGACGGCGTAAACATATTCATGTTGATTCTTATATTCGTTATTCCCAACCCCTCCTCTGTTTTTCCACCGTCCACCCCTCCAATGTTACTATAATCAGTAGTAAGGTATCCATCACTCTTTTTATTCCTGCCTATAAAATAAATCCCGTCTTCGTCTTGAGACTTGCTACTATAAGTGTTATTGGAAACAATGGTACTCCTGTTTTGGGGGAAAGCGCGTAATCTCGCAAAAATAAAAAGGTCTTCCGTTGGAACAGAAATGTTTCCAATAGGGTTCGGATCAACCACACAAGTGAAGTAAGAATCAGTGTTAACATTACCATTTGAAGTAGAATCAAACAGTTCTTCTACTACATATTTCAGGTCATTTAGATTAGCCATATCTGTTTTTTAAAAAAATGCTTGTAACTTATTGGTTGTCAAGCAGTTGTAGAGGTTTTTTTGTATTCTGGCGGTGCTAAAAATATATATCTTTAAACCCCCGTAGATTACATTCTTCTTTCGAACCTATATCTTATGAACCATGTTCTTTTGAACATATCATTAATAATAGCTTTTAAATTTTTCCATAATGTCAATGTAGCGTTGGACGGCGGATTTGTAGGGGAAGGGAATTAAGATTATGGAGCCATCAGGTATTTCATCTTCGTTTGTCCCCAGTGTAGCATTCGCAAACATTATCAAGGTTCCCCCATAGGGTGTCCCATAATACTTCTGCGAAATAACATCCATCCTATCCCTGTCCTTATTCCAAAGATAAGTTTTATCACCACTTTCTGTTGGAAAGTCAACGTGTGGCACAATGGTTATTTTTTCGTTTTCTATAAACGGGTCGTATATGTTATAATACATTATTCAAAATTTTCTGCTCTTTCTTGATTTGTTAATGGTAAATTAAACCTTGTTTTAAAATCTATAATCGTATTGGGGGTTGATTCCAAAGACTCTACCACACTATTAAGGTTCGGTAACGGCACTGGATCTAACGGCCTTATAACTTTATTTAAAGGGTCTCCTATTCTTTTCATTCTGGTGTCATCTAAAGTCAGAGGGTCAATAGAAATTTGATTCGGGTCAATTACTCTATTTAATCTCACACCTTCTTCAACATACCAATATTTTTGATCGTCTGGTTTAGCATCTTTATTTTTTGAACCATATTGGACTGTATCAGCCCTTGGTTCAAACATATTCATAGAAGCATAGAAGTTATAAGAAAGTGCGTTCTGGAGCCTGTTTAGAGGCGCTACAAGCGATTGTCCACCAATCAACGATATGTTTAATGTTATGTTCGCTATCATCGGTGCAACAAATCCTTCTGGGTTTAAATCCCATTTTATTTGTGCATCTGACTTATAATCAATATTCATGGATTTTATTACCATCTTGGTATGGAAAAAGTCGCCTATTCTTAGGATACATACAGGCGGACGGCCAAATGCAAGGTTGGTGGTAAAATCTATATTCTCTACACCGATATTTCTTCCCTGTCTTGTACATTGATGCAAGAAGTTCAACCTTCCATTAAATCCCTCTGGGGTCATGGAATGGAATGCAGGATGGAAATATCTGATTTTTTCTGATATTGACCTGTATGAGTGTGGGTCATATACTTCCAAATACTCGAACATATCACATTCAGTGATGGCAAATAACTTATCTAAAATCGTAGGTGAAATGTCATCTACAATAGCTTGGTTGGAATCTGCATCACCTTGGTTCAAATTATCGTCTGCTGCAATATCATCTGCTGTTGAATCTGGTGGTGTTGTGTCTTCTGGGACATCGAAATCATATTTTATATCAACTCTTCTTGCCTTCACAGATTCAATTCCACCCCTATTTACATTATCTCCAGTGAGTGCTGGAGTTGAAAGAGTATCGGATAAAGCAAGTGCAGTAAACGTAAAGTCTACGTCATTAATATTTTTTAGATAAGTAGCAAAATAATCTACAAACCATTGTTTTACAGCCTCACTTCTATCTTCAGATAGTTTTAAGTTTGTTGTATCCAAAGGCACTGCATTACTTGCGGATCCAACAAAATAAAATGTAACTGATTTGTATTGATTAACACTTATTTGATTTAATACTTCTATGATTTTAGTTTCTAAAAAAATATCACTAAAAAAATCGTTGTTTAATTCATAATTTCTCCTATTATCATAAGGTGGATCAAAATTTTTATCCCTTTTAACTCCTTTATAATAAGTGTAATCCAATTCAATCGGTTGAAAAGCAGATTGATAACCTGGATTTTCGTTTATAGTTCCATTCCGTACAGGCACTATTGAAACATTATTTGGAAAATACACTGAAACAAAATCAAAAGCAGCATCTACAGTAGCTCTGGCAGCTTTTTCTATATCTTTATCATTTTTTTGTTCTGGTGTCAGTGCTGGGTCATTTGATTTTTTTGAAGGTGGTTTAACACTTTTTGCCTTTTTAATTTCTTGTATTTCATCTCCAGTTAATCTTTCATAAAGTGTGTTTTCGATGATGTCAAAAACAGATTTATCTCCCTTAAAATATCTTTCCCAAATTTCAGTCCTCTGCCCCCTGATTTTATTAACGACCATTGGATGGTCAACAATCATTGAAAAAGTCAACGTACCATCTCTTGAAGTATTATTGTATGTATATATCGGTTCACCTCTTCCAATAAATTTATGTTCATTCCAGTCAACAGTAACAGATTCAGTGAAATCCAAATTATACGGAGGGAACCACATAATTCTGCCAGCCTTTCCAGTCAATACATCGCCTGCACCTATTTCACAGTCTGGTAATTCTGCCAAATGGTCACTCCATGCAAGGTTTTCAATCGAGAACATATATTTTTTCATCAAAACTCCATTCGACCTCCTAAAAGTCGGAGCGAAGTTAAGAAGTCCGTTGGATTTTAAAACACTTGGTATTTTCCTGTCAAGACCTCTGTGGGATATAGCCCTGTTAAGTTTTGAATATTGTCTATCTTTTGTCCATACGCGAAAGAAATCACCAGCCTTGACATCGTATTCCAACCTGTCTTCATCTACTGGCCAATCCCCAAAAGCAGTTACAGAATCACCTTTTGAAATAATGATTTCCTCACCTCCGTCTGTTACTTTAAATTCCTTTAGGGTTGAATCAAGGAATTGTCCACTTCCATTTGGTCTATCCCCTGCATCATTTACAATATCCTTTGTTTTTCCTAAAAGGGAATAAGGGCTTAATCTGTTTTCTTGGTTTGCATCTTTTACCCAATATACATCATTTGGATTTCTGTCTTCTCCTATTGTGAAGTCGGTGGACGGCGAAAAAACATCCACTCCCTTTCCACCTTTTTTGTGTTGGGTGATGTTGTATTCTGTGTTATAATATAATCCACGTTCATCTGAAAAACTCCAATCTATACCACCACTTTTATTCAAAACAATGGTTGCATCTCTAAAATTTATTATCTCGGCATTAAATTGACCAGTGAAAGGTTTTGGTGCATTTGGTCCGACATAAAGATATTCATTACTCTTTACAGGGTAATCGTCATCTGGGATACTCGGCCTAAATGTATTCCTGTCTAAATGGTCTTGCAACGCCTGCTTTTGACCTGCACCAGTATAGTCAAGGATGTTCTTGTAATAAGCATCCCTGCTTATTATACCTTCACCTACCTCATAATTTATATTGAAAACATCATTTGGGAGATAGCTTAAAGGAAATTGACCGCCAGATAATTTTTGCAGAAATGTAGCGGCTTTACCAATAGTCGTTCTTGGAACAGATATATCATAAGGGACACGCCGTAATGTACCGTTGGATACTAATTTAAACGGGTCTGTTTGCAGATATTCACTGACTGTTTGAACGACATTCGATTCTATGTTGAGTCTATACTGGTCGTTCAAGGCTTCTGCACCAACCAAACCAATAGGTGTATCACTTAATTTTTGACCAGTTAAAATGGCAAAAGTGTCGAATATATTTTGATTATTTTGGAGTTTTCTTACATATTCCAAATAACTTTCCTCCTGTTTTTCAAAAGGAGGGCATGGTTCCATACCAATAAATTCATAATCTTGATTCGCATAGAAATTACAACCGATAATATCCCTGTAAAAACCTTCAGAGACATCGGATATGGACGGCATATCAATAACATTAATATCACCTATGTCAACGGATTGGACGGCGAATTGTTGGGGGATATGAACATTAAGGTCAAATTTGTCCTCCAAATATGTTGCACCAATATCCAGTGGGTTAGGAGAATATGTTACTGGATTTCCATTGAATGGAATTTCAGCTTGCTCATAAAACCCGCCTAAAGCATATTGACTATCTGTATCTATTTTTGCTTCCGAAAGAGGGAAGAGGATTTTTGTTTTATCATCTTCCCTTTTATTGGTCGCAATCAAATCAAGCAATGACTTGCACATAAATTATGTTCTTTTAACATAAATAAAGTCAAAATAAATTAATATAATGATTTACTTGGGGTAGTATTCTTTCCGCCATTGTCGTTTGTGGATTTTAAGCTGCTTTCAATCTCTTGGTTAAATTCTTGTTTATAAGCATTTCTGAAATTTGGGTCGTTCTTTAAATCTAAGACTTTGTAAGTTTTCCCATTCATGTCTAATTTTATTACCGCTTCTCCACTTAAAAATAGTTTTGCTTCACTAGTGTTAGGTCGGTTTTTAGCATATCTTTCATAATTAAAATAAGATTTTACTAATTCTTTAGTGGCATTTTCATCATCTTTTATATCTTTAAAACTGCTAACAGATGTGGTTTTAATATTACCTTTATTAAAAGTAGTATCTTTGGATTCTGATGAAAAAGTTGGGAATGGAAGCTGCCCTGTTATAACCTTTGGAATCATTGATGCTAACATACCTACAAATGAACGACCTTCATCCATTTTTTTAAATACTTCTCCTGATTGATTTGCAGCACTTAATTTAGCCTGTTTTTCTAATTCTTGCCCAGTTCTAATTAAACCTGCACCGCTTTCCATACTAGCTTTATCTAAAGCAGCCCTCTTTGCAATTGATAATTGTTCTGCATTTAAAATTTCAAAATCGTTAGATAAAATTACAATTTGTTGATATATTTTCTGCAATTCTTCAGTTGCAGTTCTGTTAACCATAATAAGATTTTCTAATGGATCTTTTAAGGGGTCCATACCAATAGTTGATAATTTCTCCAAATCTTGTGGGGAAATTTGACTAACAAGTTTTTGTTCATTCCCTATTGTTATTTTTGGAGTACCACCTTTAAATTCAGCCAACATTGCAATTTTATTGATGTACTCATCCAAATTTTCTTTTGAACCTGCTGCAAATTCTGGTGAAACATATCTCCTAACAATTTCTTCTTGTTTTTGTACCCTCCTTGTTCTCATCATCTCCTCCACAGGTATTCCAGAAATAGTTTCAAAATATTTTAATTGTCTTCTCTCCAAAGAAGAAAATTCTATTTCCCCTGTTGTTTTATTCAACATACCCATCCCCTTTGTCAAATCTGCCACCTTGTCTATCAAAGAACCGACGTCGTTATTAGCATCATACATTAATTGAAAAACGTCACCAAATTGTGCAAACTCACCTCCCATCATTTGCAATGAAGCTGCCATTTCAATTGCGTCTTCTGCGTCATAAAACCTGTCAGAAAACTGCACGACCTTATCCATGCTAAGATTTAATCTATTGGCCTCAATTGCCATTTTCTTTAAGCCTTCTAATCCGTTTTTGAATGTATATCTATCAACGTCTGCAATATTTTTTTGAATGTCATTCAAAACCTTTTTAACTGAAATACCGTATTTATCAGACTTTACCATTGCATCATTCAAAAAAGTTCTTGTATCTTGTATCGTTCGACCATACAATTTTGCAATAGGAATAAGACTATCAAATTGACCATCAAATGCTTTGTTTATCATGGCCATATTTTTTATATCTTCATCTGATGGCGCAAAAGGTCTTCCATATTCTTCGACAAAAGTAGAATAAGCACTCGAAAAATTTTCAATATCTACGTTATAACCAAGTAATGCGCTTTTACCTTTAATCAAATTATCTCGTAAATCTTTGGCTACTTGGCCGCCGATACCTAACTGGAGATTGGTTTTATTTATAGCCCTTTGTATATCTTCCCAATATTTTGTCGTACCAAAAGGTGTAGAATATTCAGACCCTAAACTTAATCCAAGTTGTTGGGCCATAACAGACCCTTCAAAATATTGCTTAACTGCTTTACTGGCCTCAAGCGCATAATATGCTGGACCATACGTTGCAAAGTTTTCAATATTCCTTGCTATTTTTTTTATAACTTCTCCTATTTCCCCAACGGCACTTAAAATACCTTCAGCTTTTGATAAAAAACTTAATAATGCTACCATAATTTTATTTTATTATAAATATGAAAAAAATGGTTCAGGAGTGCTCCCGAACCATTTTTTTATTGTTTTACAAAATCGTCTATTTTTTTTAGTAATTTTTGGTAAGTTTCTTCAAATTCCTCTTTGGTAGAATCCTGCCAACCAAATAATTTTCCTTTACTGTAAGATATGTTTTTGTTAGTAACTTGTACCATTAAATCTGTATTTGAATCGTACATAATATAGGTTCTGTTATCGTCCGATATTATTTTGTAAAATTCTTTCATTGTTCTTGTTGTTTTTGGTTATATTCAATTAATTTGTTTATATAAAACTTCCTTTCGTAAACTGGCATCATTTTAACATCGGCCCAACTGAAATTACCGTGCTTTACTAATATTAAAAGTTCTTCCAATATCATTTCCAAATAACCTTCTGGTAATCTGAAAATTCTATCAACCATCATTCTATACTGGGAAAAAAAAACTCCGACGTCATTTCAAGATATTGGTCTTTCATTTTACCTGTTTTAGGGCTTACAACAGAAATGTTAAGGTCCATAGCAGGCATTACTTCCCCCATATAGAAAAGAAGTTTATTTGCGTCCACAATATTCATCTGCTTAACAAACGTGGCAATCATTATCCTATCTGTTTCGCCGTCCACCGAAGTAATCAACTTCTCCAACCTGATAGACTTTGAAGATATTATACTTTGATTACCCAAGCGCATTTGTTCTCTCCTCACCTCTTTTTCATCTTCTCCATTCATCAACCTGAATGTTACTTTATGGTTGCTTTTCGGTAAAACAAATTCAAACTCTCCTTTCGTATTTGGTTTTATTTTCGGTTCTTTAACCAGTAGTGTTGTTAAATCAAAATCATAAGATTCGCCGTCCACCTCAATCCTGTAAATCGGATCCATAGTAACACGAAGATAAATCAATATAGCCAACCTGTCTCCAATCAACATTTTTTGGGGATGAATAAACGGAGTGCTTTCATCTTTGAATGTCACCTTCCTTTCAAGCAATTTGTCAATCATATCCCCAGAGTTCAACAGATTCGGGGAGGTCATTATTTCCTCGTCAGCCAACGTCAAGTGATATACTTTCACTTCACTACATTTATTTTCATAGAATAAGCCTTTGGAAGGCAAAGAGATTATGTCGTATTTAGGTTCGAAATTCATATTTCAATTCTGTTTTTTTGTAAATATATAACATATAAAAAAAAAGTGCTGCTTGGAACGAACTTCGCCGTCCAACAGCACAAACAATAAAAATGTTTTTGATAGTTAATATAAAAGGACGCAATACTGCGGTTGGATAGTAAAACCTAATTCAACTACTTCATCACTTGCATAGTCAAAAGTGCTACCAAAATCAATAGTACCACTTAGAATACAGTTTACAAGAAGCCATTCTGAAATACGCACACCTGTCGGATCAAGCATTTCTAAAGTAATAGATTTTGAAGAACCGACATTATATCCCATACGACCTGTTACTGATTCTGCGTGAAGCCTTAGCCATTCTATTAGACCTTGGGAGGTGGACGGCGCAATGAAATCACGTACTTTGATGTTCATAGAACTCCATTTATATGAACCATTTACGAATGTGGAAGTGTTGATAAACTTCATTTCGTTCGTGGTGATTTCCATTTTAGGTGCATCTACCGACTTACAAGCCCACGTTTGAATACCAATATCTGTTGGAAAACGAAGCAACCATCGGTTCTGCTTTTTGGGTTCTGATTTTAACGGAGATTGCAAAAGAAGATCCATGTTATTATATTTGGGTGTTTTTTTTCTTTGTGTTAATTAATAAATATCATTTCAAAAATTTATATTTTTGAAAGCTCTTGACGTATCAATGACATTGTTTCTCTATTGAAACCAAAAACTGCTTGGATTAAAGAACCACCAGAGCCTAAGAGGTTATTATCTGCAAGCAAACCGACAATATTACTTAAAGCTAATTTTCCATTTTTTAATCTGTCGACTTTAGCTTGCACTTCTCTGGCTATTATGTTAGTTAATGTTTCATTGAGGTCTGTATTTTTTCTGATTAACATATTAGCAATCAAATCCAATATCTCATCTAATACCTTATCGTTTGGTTTTAAACCGCTGAAAACAATTTGCGCTCTTTTAATAATAGCGGTCGCTGTTAAAACAGCCTTTCTGTTTTTGGTCTTATCTTTATTGTTTTCTAATTCCTGCTCAAAAATATTTTCTTCTTCAGATTCATCAGAAAAAAAACCTTTAGCCAAGTTTATTGCGGTGTTTCCCTTAGAATAATTTAAAACCTCTTTTTTTATGAATAAAGGTATTTCTTCAAACCATTTAGGTATATCGTTGTTTCTTAAATCGCTTAATAACCTTTTCTTTATCTCTTTTAAAATAAATGTATCAATCTGTTTATTACCAGTTATGCTTAATGGTTTTTTCCCAGAAAAATAATATGTTATGATAGTGTCCAAATAAATATCAAAAACATAATTCAAAATCTTACCCAAAGTTCTGTTTGTTTTATCGCCAGCGACAAACAACAAAATCTCCAAAGCAAGTTTTTGATTGTTTTGATTTTTTATAAAAGCCATTCTTGCAAAATCACCACCTCTTTCAAAAATGAAAGGTATAAAAGACCTTATTATTTCTTTTGTTAATTCTTGCCTTTCGTTTTCTGGTAAATTCCTGAAATTTCTAAAGGCTTTATTTGGTGGAATTTCAGATTTCTCAAATCTACTTTTATTTTTTTCGTATTCTTTTTCAGTGTCTTTTAAACTCGGCTTATCAAACTTTCTTTTCTTTTTCTTTTTTTCTTCTTGATTTTCAGGGTTTTCAATCCTTTCGCCATCCATTGAAACCATAAGCTCATTCAAACCCCGCAAAACCTTTTCACCAACTGTTTCAAAAATAACATGAAACCCCCCAACGCTTTCACGCTGGGGAATTTCATGTCTAACAGCTTCACTTATTAATTTATTAATATTCATTATTAGATATTATCGAAAGTTGCACTATCGTTAGTAAGTGTAAAACCAATATTAATCTCTTCCAGTGCCAGTGTAGGTTGAATCAAAATCTTGCCGTTCAATTGGTTTGTTTCGTAAGCACTTTGACTGTAATCCAACTGGATTCTGAAGTTGATAATACCCCTATCGTTACGAATATTTGCCAAAATCGGGTTTACAAGTTGTTCAAACTGTCTGCGAACGGTTTCATCATTCTGCTCAAAGAGAAGATTCACAGATACGTCTGCGATAAGCTGACGCACATAAATCATTAGCCTGCGGACATTGATTCTGTCAAGAACCGTCTCTTCAATCTGGAGGGTTTTATTACCCCAGTTTGTAACGACGCCTGCATCCCTCCACATACTGTTAATACGGCCTCCGTATAATGTATCCCTTTCGTCTGCTGTCGGATTCTTAACGACATCCACAAATACGCTGCCACCACGCTTTTTACCGCTTGGGGCAAACCATACACGCGAAACCCTGTCACTTACAGCATACACCCTTGGAAGGTCAACACTTGCTGGCACATAAACGTAGGTGTTGTTTTCAGTGTCATTGTAAATACAATCGTATGCGTAAGTTGCAGCATAAGATGTAGAATAAAGACCGTCCAACCTGTCAGAAATCGTTTTTGCGCTGAATGGAATACCGTCTGCATCCCTTGTAGGAGTATCAGTGATATAGAAGGCATCGCAACGAACTTCTTCCAACATCTCTACCATTTCTTCAATCAGATTTGAATTGTCGAAAGTATTGATATTTGGTGTTACAACGAGGTTATATTTAACCAGTTCTGGGTTGGCAATAACCCTGATTCCTTTCAGGTACGCATAGTAATCTGAATTTATAACCGTTGAAAATTCGCCGTCGAAATCCTCCAAAACATAACTGTCAAAAGCTCCTGACTGAAGACCAAGGATACCGTTTGTACCGTTCATGGTATATTGATCCCCGATACTTCTGTTACCTGTTGTAAGACGGTGAATATCCCAACCATCGAATCCACCAAAGAATGCCATTGTGAATTTACGGGAGTTCAGTTTTTCGTATGTGGTTCCAACAAGGTCAGCATCATTTCTAAACTCATTCACACCCACCTCAAACAGAATACTGCCAACGCCGTCCACCAAAGCACTTGAAGCATCTTTGTCCATGTGGAAGCCTTTTGTCTTTCCAGTGAAAGACAATGTGTTAACAGAAGGTGCGCCATGCCAATCGAAGAGGTCTTGGTCGTACCCGTCATTACTGTTGAATCCGAGATATTCATAACGGACTTTATCTGTGGTCGCATAAGCGGTTTTATATTGGGCGATAGGTGATTTTGCACAATCACCATAATCTACTACAGGATAACCCTCGAAACCAGCAGGGAAAGCATCATAAACACAAGTAGCAGCTACATCAACACTGATATAAAGCGATTTTTGTGGGTAAATGTCATTCAATGCCTTACCACCAATCACACGTGCGATATAGTTGTTACTCTGCACATCCAGTGAACAATTCACAAACTGCTCCAAAATAACTGGATTTTTGTCTGTGTCGTTATAGCTGCGAATCAAAACATCAAACAAACGACGGTCTGGGCGAATATTCACAAGACTTACCTTCACATAACGGTTAGATGAATCACCGTCACCGAGTGTCAGGAATTTAAACAAACGCACGACCTTGTTTCCACGAAGTTCTGATACAACATAAGGTGTTTCTGCACCCTGATATTGTTGCTTGTAATTGAAAAGGGTTGTGTTATGGCAAATAGTGGGCTTAATGCAATAGATTTTATCTTGTGCAACGAGATTATCAAACATCGTCTGATACAATTCGGAAATATAAAGCGGAGAATCATTCTCACAGCAATTTGCACGAACACCGAAGACTTTGTTAATGTAATTCTTTTTGCGCTTGTCAAGTGATACGATGTAAGAAAACTCGACACCATCTGTACCAGTACCAGTCAACTTGAAATCATCATAAGGTTTGATTGTCTGTCCTGCTACAAGCGGCTCAATAAGAATATTTGTATTTTTAACCCTGAAATTGAGTTCTTCGTTTCCGTTATATGAACCCACACTGCGAAGTCCGCAAACAATCATGTCCTCATAAGAAGTGATTCCGCTTGCTGTAAGTTGTCTGGCATTTCCACTCAATTGAATAGTGACAATACCTGAAGGTATTTGAATTTCTGTTGACGTAGAACCAGACTGGAAAACAGGTGTGCTGATAACAGTTGTGCCTGTTACAATAGTGTATCCTGTTCCGTTGATTCCTTCACAATCATAAACGACACTGTTTGAACCGAGTTCACAGATTTTGTATTGTGCCCCGTTGAGAATATCTCCGTTCGGAAGGGTAATAGTACCGTTCAAAATGGTGATACTATCATCCATGTTGTGGGTAATTGTACCGCCTTTTACTACAATGATTCCTGCACTTACTGGCTCTACTTCACTCGAATTTACGTCAACGATTACAATAGGTGTCGCTACTGTGATATTGAGCGTAGAACCGATTGTTTGAGTTCCAGCACTGAATTGAACGTAACAAGTAGTTGTGGTTGCGGTTTGTGTCACATATCCACCAGAAATAGAAGTTCCTGTCAAGCAGATGTATTGATCGTCACGCTGGGTTACATTGGCTGTAAAACGCGCACTTGAAAACAAGCCGTCACAATCTGAAACGAAAGCATCGAGGCTGTTGAAATTCAGTGTCGTTCCAGTAGCGACATTATATCCACCCAAATCTTCAGCGGTCAAGACACCAGAATCAAACATATCCTGAATCGTAGTGTTGCTAAAGCTACCAGAAGTCAAAACACCGTTTGCATACTGAATTTCACCAGTAAAAGAGCCTGTTGCTCCTTGGACGATAGTGTTGGTATCTACATTCGAACCGATAGTAATTGACCAAAGGTCGCCAGCATCGTAACCAGAAAGACCAAGTACACGGCAAATATATGCCTCATTCGACTCCTGAAGGAATTGCTTGGCTGTATATGCACCCTGGAATTTAAGTTGGTTGGTGTTTTTATATTTGCATGGGTTCAGTGAACCGAACTTAGCTGAAAATTCGTTGTAATTTGACACCCTTGTTACATCGAAAGCCGAACCGTATTCAAATTCACCCATAATCATCAGTTTGGTTAAGGCAAATTGACGTTGGGGGGTGAATGATAAATCGCGTTCAGAAAAGTTTACAGAGGGAGCTACCCTTATTCTATTATTCGCCATTTAGTTTCAATTTTTTATATAAATATGCGAATAGTTGGAAATATTAGGATGCTATTCCGTAGAGCTTTATTTGCACTGGTTTTGTTACTGTTTTATTATATACCAGTTTTAATATATCACCTCTGTTTATATTGAATGGGAGGGTGGACGGCGAATTGTTTACAAAATAATCCACGTTATTATCTGTGGTGGATTGGTTGTCGAATTGGACGGCGAAATTGGTGGTCAGCCTATATTCAATAGTCGTAGATGACTTTTTGTTTAGGTTGAATGTCAATGATTGGTTGCAATCATTGGAATTGGTTATTTCTTCTATACTGCAAACTTCTGGGGTGGACGGCGAAAGAGGTTCTGTGGACATTTTTATGTTGTTCACACTGCGCTTTATTTTGAAATCCTTTTCATCGAATATAAAGGCTTTCAGGTTTATCACATAATTGGTTCTATAAAAGCGTCTCTCTTCTATTTCCTTTTTATTATTCTCCGTAATATCATCCAAAACCAATTCCATATTATGCCCAAAAATGTTGATTGAGTTTTGGGGTTTTTTGAACTCCTGTAAAATCAATTCATTAAATTTGTTGGTCGTATGGATGTGGTTTGCAAATAAATTGATTTTATATTGCAAGTCCACAAAAGTCGGTTGGGGGATTTCAATATATTCAAATATTGTTTTTCCATTAACGACTTTAGGGATTCTATATAATGGAAAAGATTCTCCCGAAGGAAGTGTCGAAGAGAATCCCCCAAGATAAGTTCCTTTTTTTCCAGCGGTTTCTTTCGTCACAGTTATAAGTGGCAGTTTCGGGTGACTGGATTCATCCGTTTGGTTCCACGTCTGCATAAATTCTGAAAATCTTTGCAGGTTTATTTGGAACACTGGCACCAAAGAACCCTCTACTTCAAACTGCAATGCCTTCACCCACTCGATAAAAGCATTGTCAAGGTCTTCCAAATGAATTGCCCTTGGAAACAAGGTCTCTCCATCTGTCACCTCTTTCATGCTCATTTCAGTAACCAAGTCGTTGTTTTCAACCAATTGTTGGACTGGCAAATCCAACAAATCAGTTGTTTTATTTGCTATTCCAGGTTTTTTAATTATTATTGACTTGGGTGGTTGCATTTAAACGTCTAACATTTTTAAATTACCATTTTTATCGTATCCGAAATTAGTTGCACTAATATCAATTTCAAATAATCTTAGTTTTTCGATTTCTTCTACCAATTTGGTAAATTTTTTATATGCTTTTAATAAACTTTGGTCCAAATTTTTTAACAGCCAATTATGTGCATTCAAATAATATTCATCCATTTTTTTCACATTTCCGTCCACTGATTTATATTCAAAAAGTAAATCTTTGAATGAAATATCAAACTTATCTCTTAAAATATTTAAAATCTTAATATATTCTTCTTTAGATTTCAAAGAATTTAATTTTTCAGTTACAACATAATTTTTTGATATTTTTAAAATCTTTACGAATAAATTGGGATGCTTTTGCATTTCTTCAAACTGATATAATTCATCGTAGTTATATTTTCTTTTTACATAGTCGGTTACAATGTTTTTATTATCAACAACTTCTTCTCTATCTGCTCTGTGATTTCTGCCAAACTTTATTATTTTATTTGGATCACTTGAGCTAAAAGCATATTGATAACCACCGTGGCCAATATATTTGTCACGATTTTTTTGAGATAATTCTAATTCTTTTAAAAATTTTTCAGATAAGATAACTTTCATGTTTTAATCAGCACTTTTACCATATTTATAAACCTGTCCCATGATATAGCTTTTCATAAAATCATCAAGATATTTAACATCTTCGTCTGAAAGGCTTTCCAATGAAATTATTTTTGTTTTATCGTAAAAAAAATTTTCGCTTCTTTTTTCTTGTTGATTTGGATATATTTTGGATGGTACATAAGCATCTTCGACTCTGAAATCACCATCTTTTAAAAAATATAAATCATCTCCTAAATCAGGGTCTTTCATTACGATTTTAAATCCAAACTTGTTATCTGGTATTTTTTGGTATGTTAATGTTTTTTTGCTTCCAAATAAAAGATTAGAGATAATCATGTTTTTTAAAGATTCTTTCAGTGTAAACCCGAAAACACTTTCTACTATATTAGAGAATGATATTTTTTTCATATTAGTGGAATATCGGTTTTGTAATTATGTTGAATTTTACTTGTTCTGGATATGTTTTGACTGTTCCTTTGTTTAATATCTTGAAATCAAGCATATATGTTTGAGGAATCATCCAACTCGTATCCAAAAAGAACCAATTTTCACATACACCTCTATTCATCGGCATCCAGTCAATTATTGTTAATTCATCGTATGGCCCTTGCTTTATATATATGCGATAATAGATATTATCCACAGCAATTGTCTTGTGGGGGTTGGACGGCGATTTCACATCAATAAAAATTTTGCGAATATCACCCTGTCTGATAATCTCATCCCTCTTTATCCCCCTGAAACCGAAATTAAAATTTGTTTCTGGGGTCGGTGTATTATAACTGAAATCGTAATAGTTTTCAGCAGGGACAAGATTGAATTTAAAAGATTGGTCTGGAAGGCTTTTTCCGTTTATATTAATGTCCGTCCACTTGTCCGTCCAAGCATAACATTTTTGAATACTGGCAGAAGGTATTTCAAATTCTATATAATATATCCCCTTGTCTTGACATTGACCTGTTAAAGTAAATTGTAATTGGTTTAGCTCATTATACACCTCTACAACAGGGTCATTATCCAAAGCCACATTTTCGCCGTCCACCCTCGCATACAAATACAACCTGTTAATCTTATCAAGATAGAAATTTGCTCTATCATCCATTATAGGATTGACATACTCTGTTTCCAGGAACGGTTCAAAAAATGTTTCAGTTTCCTTTCCAAAGAACACAACGTGATTTTCAATATCAGAAAATTCTCTTTCGGATTCATAATGGAATGCAAGTCCAAAACCTTCGTTACTTCCACCAGTCAAAAGCATATTGTTTACAATCGTGGTAACATCAAATTCCAAATCTGGGCTACTGCAACTGATATTTTTGCACATCAGATATTGTGGCGTCTGATACAATGAATCATACACCCCCTCTGTAGCCCAAGTATCTCCGCTCTGGGCGAAGTACCAGTTGGACGGCGATTTGCTCACAGCACAGTTTAACCTCGCAAAAGAAGTACAAAGTTCTGCACAAGATGTATCCGTTCCGCAACCTTCCTCCCAAAACTCGTTTATTTTAAAAAGACAGACAGTATAACTTGTCGGCATACAGGCATAAGGTGTCTCATTGAACCCCGCGTGTTTGAATTTCAGTTTGTGTTTGACATTTGACAAATCCCCCAACTCACAATCCAAAAACTTTTGTTCAAGGTTTTCCAATGGAAATTGAAATAAATATCGAGAAAAGTTTGGTTTATCTCTGCCTCCACCATAGAATAAATCAATAGTAGGCATACTACCAAAGTTAAACTCTGATTTATACATGATGGTGTTATCTTTGGTAAAGTACGTTCTAAAGTACATCGAATTTTTTTTTGTTAAAAATAAATATTTTTGTTTTCAGTTTCCGAAATAGTTCTTATCTTTGCAGCACTGTTTAACAATCTAAAACACGGTAACATGAAGCAGATAAGTTTATTTACACATATTGACAGAACTTCTTCACCTCAAAAGTCGGTCGGTATCGAAGAAACCCTCGACTTAATCAAGAATCCCAAACACAAGGATTTAATTCTTCTAGCCAGATCAGCTGGGAAAACAGCCACCACCGACTTTGAAAATGGCGGTAGGTACTATATTGACTATGACCAGTATAACAGCGTATTCAGAAATGACTATGTCGTTAAAGAATTGAATGAAATCTTTGACAGTACACTAAACGACATTATTTTTTACAGTGAGAAGTTTGTTCCCTCCGAAATCAAATCAAGGCTTGATTATTATGGCGTGAAATATTCCAAAATCATCAAGATAGATGACTTTGTGGAATATTTTCAAAACAACACAAATAACAACGCCTTTATCTCTTTTGTCTGGGGTGGATATGATACCATCAAACAGGAGAAGACCGAACAGAAAGGCAGATTTAAAATCACTGTAAGAAACTTTTACACTTTCATCAAATCCACAAAAGTTCCAGTAGTAACATGGAATGCGCAGTTTGAATCCAAACGCGCAATCAAAAACATTGTAAATCTTTCTTCTTACATCTATATGGATGTGGATGACTTCGCTGAAACGTCAGAGGACAGGGTTTATAAAATCCTTACAGATAATGGCTTGTCTTTTGTCAAAGCCGTTTGGAAATCTTTCGGTGGAACTGGTTTTGGTTTTTTGGTTGAAGTGGACGGCCTTACAATGGATAACTTTAAATGGACGTGGATGTCTATTGCCAAGAAATTCAATGAACTGGGCGTTAAAGTGGATAAAGCGACTAAAGACATGACACGTATTAATGTCCTGTCTTATGACGAAAACATTTTCATACGTGAAAAATGCAGCCCCCTCGCAGCCACAGATTCACTCCCAGAAAATCAGATTGAAATAAAAGTAGAACCCTTGAAAGACGAGGCGAAAATTGAAATCCTCGAACAAGTGGTTTCTGGTCTTTATTACAACGACGATAATTTCAACAAAGATGAAGGCAGACTTTCTTACAGGTTCTACCAAATCCTTTTCTCGAAGTTAAACCACATTGGGATAACTTTGGAAGACACTATGACATTTTTAAGTCAGAACCACAGTGTCTATCCTGATATTCTCAATAACAAGAAATATAGTATTTATGAAATCGAATATATTGGAAAGAACCAATATAGCGCCTATTCACATCAATTCGGGACGGTAACGGTTGAAAAGAACCTGCACGTTTCAGATGATTTTATTGTCTTGGGAATATACAAACCCTTCAAAGGCGACATTGACCTGAAACTTAACGACCTTTTTGAAAAGGCCGTCCAAAAAGAATCAGACGCAAAAGCAGTGGTAGTATATTTGGCTTTGATTGCGAAACGTGCTGGAATATCCGCCAACGATGTGATTTTTTATGTTGAGAAGAAGTATGGATATAACCCAGACGACAAATTCAAAATCAAGAAATTATATTCCAACCCAAAATATCCTTTTGGTTTGCAGGTCAAGTTAAAATCAAACATCGCAGAAAAAAGGCGGCAATATTTTATAGAAAAGCTGACCAGCGAAGGAAAGATTGTAAATATTGTCGATGGAGTTGATGGTGAAAAGTATCTGCCAAATATTGTTAAAAAACATTTTGGTTTCACCAAAGTCACTGACAAGAACGCTACTGGATTATGTCGAAATTATTTTAAGGAATGTAACTCTTACAACATCCCCTTATTGGATGCAATAAAGTTTCTTGTAAAAAATTCAGAGTTTCATTCTATTTCTCGATATGCAAATCATTACGGAGTAGAAGTTTATGAATCTTACGCCCCCTACGCAGGTATCAATGTGAGCCGACCCGTAGAGGAGAAAAAAAAAATCAACCGCATAGATTATCTTCCAGCCAACAAGAAGTTATCTGACCTTGGTTTAGAGATAGAGGACAATACTATTCTTTGGGCTGATACTGGAATGGGTAAGACCACTTGGGCTTGTACTCAATCCGATGACAAACGTATTATGCTTGTACCTACTGTGGGAGCATTGAAGAATATCGAAAGCAAGTATGGTGCAGCGACCTACTATGAGGGAAACAAGAATGTCTGTGCAGATGATTATTTGATTGTCTGCACATATTCTTCTGCACCAAAACTGTTCTCCCTTATTCAAAATTGGGATGGAGGTTTAGGTAATTATACTTTGATTGTAGATGAACAACACAACTTCGCTGTATCTTCTGCAAAGGATTACAGAAACAGTGAGTTAAACTTTGTAATGGACCACATTCACTTCTTTAAGAAGCGTGTTTTTATGACAGGCACATTGTTCCCTGTCGAACACCCTTCAATCAAGGATTTGAAAATCCACAGGGTGAAATGGGAAGAGCAGACAACAAAAAATGCTTTTTTTGTTTGGTGTGAAGACAAGTATAAGGCAGTTGAAAAAAATCTTGTCAAAGGTAAAAAGAATATCATTTATCTTCAGGACAAGCGGATGAACAAACAACTTGGAAAACTGGTTGACTATCTCAAAGGAAAGGGATGGAACTCAATTTATTTGCTTAATGCGAATGAAAAAAATGAACCACACTTCAAGAGCTTGGTCACGACTGAATACCTTGAAAAAGACGCGGAAGTGGTTATAACTACGTCTGTGACTGTTGAAGCAATCAATATTTTGGATACTGATGTCGAAACAGTTCAATTTCTGACATTCGAGAATCCAAGGCTCATGGAGCAGATGGTAAACCGTATGCGCAAAAAATTGCCGTCCAAAATCTTTATTTACAAAAAAACAAAATCTGACACTGTAAATGACACTATAAATGAAAGTTGGTTTAATCCAGTTTCAAATCAGGTAGATTTGGTTTCCAATGCAGAAAGTTTGCTTGGCTTTTTATCGAAGCCAAAACAAAAGAAAAATGATACGTATGACACTGTCTCTGCTCAAAAACTGTTTGCCAATCATATTTTTGAGAAGTCTATGCTTTTCAGAGTAAAGAGTGATGAATCTGCTTGGGATGTTGATTATCTTTCGATTGCCAATAAAGTCTTTAATGATGAAACCAACTATGCCAAGAACAATCTGGAATATCTTAAAAGTATTTTGAGTGAATATGGTTGGTCTTTTGGGGAGGATTTGGTGGACGGCGAAAAGTTGACAAAAGAGGAGAAAGATTCTTTTACAGAAAAGAAAAAGGCTATTGAAGAAGAGATGAAAGAATATTCTTTGAATGTACTGGAGAAGGTTTCTAAAAAGACTTTATCTGAATTAAAACAAGAGGTTGAAAACAAGACAGTGTTTGATAATACACAGTACCCAGACATTGAATGGGATGTCAGGATAAAGGTTTTGAAACTTTCAAAGTATATGGAGCATTCCGAAGCCTGTAGAATGGTTTTGGAACTGATTGATGTACATAACAATTCAGATGAGAAGTTTAATAAAGTCATGCGAGAAATAGCGGTTAAAATTGCAAGGGAAAGCGGTGTATTTGATAACAGTATTTCTTTGAATAATAAGTTTTCTCAATCGGTTGTTTCTCTTTATTTTGAGCAAAAGAAGAAAAGTACCAACGGTATTTTGTTTACCAAACAGGAAATTGTTGAATGGTTTAATAGGAGAAAAAGGTTTAATATTGTTTTGAAGGATTTGGACGGCGAAAAATATGCTATCGAAATTTTCAGCAAATACTTTGAGATAATTCCAGTTTTGAAGGGCACAGAAGTTCAATTTAAGCTCGGAGGTATTAACTCGATGAACGATGTTTCGGAGTTTACACGGAAGTTTTATGAGTGGGCAGAGATTTCTGCTGAATGTGAACTTTCATTCAATAGTGATGAATTGGCCAATATATTAAATTCTTTCAGGAAGGACTTGCCTTTTCTATCCAAGTTCAAGTTGGATAATAAGCAAGCATTAAAACTTCTTGAGGATTATGTTACGGTTAAGAAAACAAGTAAGCGTGAAAACAAGAATGTGAAAACCTGTTACAAAATCACTGAACTTGAACCAAAGTTAACTAAAGGATACGAAGTCAAAATTAATCAGGAAGTTAAAAAAAGTGAAACAACCCTTTCGGATTTTAATGATGTCTTCATCAAACAAATTTTTGAAAAAACTTCTAAAAAATTTAAATAAAAATCATAAAATTATGAAAGACATTTTAAAATATATTGAAACAGGTGTTTCAATTGAAGGCAATCCAAAAGATGGATATACGGTCTTTACAGTTCCGACACAACATTTTAAAATCTCCTCTTTAGAAGAGTTAACAGCTTATAAATTTGAAGAAATGATTAAAAGGCAAGAAGATTATGAAAAATCGTCAAATGAATTATTAGAATTATTTGATATTTTTTAATTTTTATTACCAATAATCGGCACTTTTGCTTTATCTTTGCCTAAGATTTAATAACCATTTAAAATAAAAAAACATGGAATTTGTACCGAGCAAATATCAGCAAGATATTTTCGACGTCTGGGAAAAAACAGACAAAAATATTTTGGTTAGTGCCGTTGCTGGAAGCGGCAAAACCAAAACGACTTTGGAGTTGATGAAGCGCACACCCGAACATATTAAGGGTATGTACGTCGCATTCAACAAACATATCGTAAAAGAAATCCAGGAAAAAAATCCGCCGTCCAACTTCATAATCGGAACCCTGCACAGCAGGGGCTATCAAGCCGTTGCAAGGTCGAGTAGGACGAAATTGAAACTGGATGAATGGAAAAGTTTCTCTTTGATTAAATCCCACATCAAAGAAAACGCTGACATTTGGAAAGACGTACAAAAAAACAAGATAAATGGTAAAATTGCATCCATTTGTGAGTTTTGGGATTATTATAGGCTCTCCAATCAAAAAGACCTTTCCAATTTCAAATCTCTTGTTGAAAAGTACAACCTCAATGTTTCTTTTTCAGATATTAAGAAGATTGAAAGCAGTATCAAGGTATTGAATGAATATAATGCCAAGAGAAACAACCACAATCCTTTTGTGATTGATTTTGTTGACATGATTTATCTTCCAGTCCATTTGAATCTTCATATAGACCAAGTGGATGTTTTGATGATTGATGAAGCACAAGACCTTTCGGTTATCCAACATGAATTTGTTAAAAAGCTGCTGAAGGAAGGTGGAAGGCAGGTTGTTGTTGGGGATCCACACCAAGCAATCTATAATTTTGGGGGAAGCGACATTGAAAGCTGGAACAAATTTTCCGAAATGCCAAACGCCGTCCAACTCCCCCTCTCCTTCTGTTACAGATGTTCAAAAAATATCGTAAATAAAGCAAACGCCGTCCACAATATCATGGAATCTCCAGAATGGATGCAAGACGGTGAGATTATAGAAGATGGTAATTTGCTTTACGTTAAATCTGGTGACTTCGTACTTTGCAGGAATACAAAACCTTTGGTTGAACTGTATTTTACTTTGTTAAACCTTGAAAAACCGTGTTACATTAAAGGAAGCGATATTGGTAATGGATTGATTAAGGTGTTGGATGAACACAAGAAATTATCAAGTGCCAGCACCTTAACAGAAATGAATAAAGAGCTTAACAAAATCTACAGGGAGCTTATTGCATACGGCGTCCAACAACCACAAAAAAATCCTAAATATCTCTCTTACAAAGAGAAAATAGATATTGTGAGCCTATTTGCAATGAAATGTAGGACTACATACGAAATCATCGAAAAGATTAAATCAATTTTTTCGGATGATGGAAAGGGTATAGTTCTTTCGACTATACACAAGGCTAAAGGTCTGGAGGCAGAGGATGTCTATATATATCTGCCAAGTCTTCTCCCTTCAAAATATGCAGAGACAAAGATTGAATTGGAGCAGGAAGCCAATCTGTTATATGTGGCGATTACAAGGGCGAAGAAAAAATTAACCTTTGTTAAAAACGAATTTACGTTGTAAATAAAAAACTCCCAAAGATAAGATGATTTCTTTTTCTTTGGGGGTTTTTTTATGCTATGTAGGCATTCAATTCATAAGTTTCCTTATTATTGTCCATTCTATATATTTGAAAATGAAGTGCTTTATTTTTCACTTTCTCACCATTTTTGAATAAACTTAAAGTTATTCTGTTTGTTTCTCCTTTCTCTGGTTTTTTTGGTCCTAATCCAATTTTTTCACTCATTTCTTCGCCGTCCAACTCATATCCCCGCTCCTCTGCATATTTTTTAGCTGCATTAACTGCACTGGTGTAAGAATCATGGTAAAGCGGGTAAGGACTTTTATTATCTTCAGTAATCTTCTTGTAGGTTTCTTCTGTGATTTTTATTTTCATGTTTTTATTATTATTTTGGGGGAGTATTTGATTCAATATATTCGCTTTCTTCTTCGTCCCAAATTAAACCTGATTTCCAAACACCTCCTTTCCAAA